AAATTCAACCATGGGGAAACTTTTCGCAAGTTGAATTCGCATGGACGTCTTTTAAGTATGGGATTACATCCATACCAACAAACTCCCTTATATGAAATATTACGACCCGCCTTATTCTTTCAAGCGTCATGGATGTATCGGATGTCCTTTAGGAGGAAATAAAGCTATGATAAAAGAGTTTAGAACTTTCCCTGTACTTGCTAAGGCTATTATTCGTGCAGAACAGAAGTTTTTAGATACTCATCCTAACTCCGTTGCAGCAAAGACGTTCAAGGATGCATACGAAGCTTTTCACTATAACTTGTTAGGAAGTACGCCCTTAGACGAATTTTTGCACAGTGGGGACTTATTCGGTCTTAACTCTAAAGAGCATATACACGACCTTTTATTTAGAGAATGTAAGAAAATACAATAATAAGAGAAGATGAAGATAATATACTGTAAACATTTTCCCTTTAAGGGCTACAAAGCAATCACCTTGTTGAAATGGATAATCGTAAGAGAGGATGCTAAAGAATACTTCACAGTAGAAGATTACAATCACGAGTGCATACATTATGCACAAGAAAAGGAACTGTGGTTTGTCGGCTTCTATCTGTTATATATACTTGAGTTCCTGCTTGCATTGCTCTACTTCTGCAACTGGCATAAGGCGTACCGCAATATCTCATTTGAGGTTGAGGCTTATACATACCAAGATGATTTTAATTATCTACAACATCGTAAACGCTTTGCATGGAGCAAGTTTGACTGGTAGCCTCAGCCGTCAAAAGATAAAATTAAACAAGCTTATACGATAACTATATTTGCAAATACTTTAAAATCTTGCAAGAATTGGAAAGAAATGGAAAAGGACATACGCTTTACAGGTTATACTGCTGTCCCGTCTGATTATGAATGCGCAGACGGAGAACTCACACAGGCATACAACCTCATCAATGAAGATGGGGCATACAAATCACTGCTTGCGCCTAAGACACTACTACAGCTTGGAGAGAATAAGGAAGTTATTTATTTACACAAAACAGCTTCCTTCTCTAACTATATCATACGTGATACTAAGACCTCTGAAATTTATGCTCTCAGCGCAAATAAGAAACTATTTGAAGAGGCAGAGTTGCTTGGAACTTTTTCAACACTTTCTCATGTGAACTCAATAGGAAACACCTTGCTGCTCTTCTGTGAAGAATATATCCTGTATTTTCTTTGGAAGAAGGGGCAATACTCTATGCTTGGAAATCATTTACCAAATCTACAACTTTCGTTCGGGCTTAGGGGTAAGCCTCGTATATATTCTCTCTCTGACGAAAGTCATTCTACCTTTAAAGTAGAATTTGAGAAGATAGATGAAAGTAAACTGTACGAAGTGTGGACTGAAGAAAATCAGAAAAAAATCACTTCCCAGATAATGGCAAAAGTGAACAAATTCCTTGCTAACCAAACGATAAAGGAAGGGCGATTTGCCCTTCCATTCTTTGTCCGTTATGCCTTAAGATTATATGACGGTTCTTTAGTGTGTCATTCTGCTCCTATACTTATGAACCCTTCAACAAAAACAGCACCTATTGTCTTTTGGAATAGAGTTAGTGGTAAGGGTGGATATTCTGAGGCTGAATGCGATATTATGCTGGTTTCAGCAGGGCTCGATTATCAACTTCTCAAAGACGGAGAAAACTCGCATATTCGAATAAACGATTGGAAAGACATAATCACCTCTGTTGATGTTTTTATTTCCAAACCTATATACACCTATGACCAAAATGGAAACTGCAAGTCTTTTGCAGATGCAGATAATCTTGATACTAAATTCATTGGTGCATTGGATATCTCAAAATTCTCTGGGGACTATACACCGGTATCAAATGGACTTATGAATGAGTTCGTAAGGAAGATAGCTGAAGATACAGCGCTCTTACCTATCTCTGTTAACGGAGTAGACCTCACAAGTAACACACCTGGAGGACGTGAGAACCCTTTAGGTCAAAATTATGTAGAATGGAAATACAACAAGCTATACACTCTTTTCTTCTCAAGAGATTCAACCTATCCCAAAACAACTATTAGTTTACCAGAGTATCCTGATGATAAGAATAGAGAGATGCTGGAGAATGTACAGAATTTCTATTTTCTTAAATCTATCAATATTAATGAGCTCTCTACAAGAGAGCGCAAAGATATTGTCGTGAACAAAGAGTATCTTCAATCACTGACTACAAGAGAGGCTATGACGGATGATTACCTTTCGCACGACCAAATTACCGCAAAATATTCACAGACATATAATGGGCGATTAAACCTGTCTGGAATACGACGTGAGTTGTATCAAGGATTTATGGCGGCATCTATGTTCTCTTATGCTAATAACAGGTCACCAAGCTGGGCTTTAACTAATGGAAAGATTATATTGGACTTTGGAGCATTAGCTTTTCGTGATATATATATACAGACTATGATAGAAGAAAATGGAGAGAGATTTGTCGTGAATAGCTATACAAGCTCACATCTTGCTCCTTATATGTCAAGTATGTATACTAATGGAGAATATGCTCCAACATCATGGGGCTGCTACCTTTTCTATCCTAATACTCATGCTACTATGATGCGTATACACGCAGGTGTAGAAACATACGAGGTAAAACTTAAGCCGCACGAATTCCTTAATGGTGCATACGCCGTCCTTGATTATGAGCTTACGAGGACAGAGAATACTACGCATACAGAACCTCCGACAAAGCTTGAGAACATTATAGACGTTCCTAACAAGATATATACATCAGAAATAAATAACCCCTTCTATTTTCCTGTTACAGGCATAAACACTGTTGGGACAGGTAAGATATTGGGTATATCAACAGCTGCAAAAGCTCTATCACAAGGTCAATTTGGACAGTTTCCACTATATGCTTTCACAGATGAGGGTGTATGGGCATTGGAGGTAAACTCATCAGGTGGCTACTCTGCCAAACAACCTATCACACGTGACGTGTGCATATCTTCAGACAGTATCACGCAGATTGATACTGCCGTGCTTTTCGCTACCGACCGTGGTATCATGGAAATATCTGGTTCACAGACGCAATGTCTGACCGATATTATTAATGGTAACGATTTCTTTTCACTTGACCGTCTACCAGGGCTGTCTAAACTCTACCCAGACGGTATCCCTCAAATAGATTGTACCTTCTCAGAATTTCGCAAGGGTTCTCGTATGTCTTACGACTATATAAATCAGCGTATAATACTGTTCAATGAAAATAAGATTTACGCTTATGTCTTCTCTATGAAGTCTAAGCTATGGGGTATTGTAGCCTCATCACTCACTACTGCTATTAATTCTTATCCTAATGCGTATGCTATGGCAAAGATAAAGACTGTTGGGAGTGATGGCAAACAGAAGGTGACAAATAACTGTCTTGTGGACTTATCACGTTCTGCTGAAACGCATCAGAAAGGATTGCTTGTAACTCGACCTATAAAGTTGGATGTCGCTTCAATGCTTAAAACATTCGATACAGTGTTCCTCCGTGGACTGTTTGACAAAGGGAAAGTACAGGTCGTTCTGTACGGGTCACGAGACAATATCAACTGGCATCTCGTACATTCTGCTAAGGAACATTATCTAAGAGGCTTCCGTGGAACGCCTTACAAGTATTTCCGTATTGTCGTAATAACCGACCTTTCTATTGGTGAAACATTAGTCGGTGCGTCTGTTTCCTATACTCCACGACTTATAAATCAAATAAGATAACTTCTTTTTTTATATGTCCATAATAAAAGGGCAGTTCTGCGTGATGCAGGGCTGCCCTTGTTCAATTATCTATGTTTCTATATTAGAATACTGACAATCGACGACGTACTCTATTTACTCTGCTATGCAATGCCACTCGTATCTGTCTTTCCATATCTTCTGCCTTGACCGCCCAAGTTTCAGCCTTAGCAGGATTGGTAATACTCATCCAGTCTGCCACTGTATAACAAACGATATACTCATGGATGAGCTTTGATAACAAGTTGAGTGTTGTCTGAGAGAAGTCGGCAGGAAGACTAAGGACAATGCCGTAGGTAGGCTGCTCTTTCAAGACATTATCAAGCTCATGGTTGCTAATCTCATTCTTTGTGTATGGATATAGCAACTCCTTGCATTGAGCTACTGTCAAATCAAGTAATCGTGTAACCCTGTTCACATTACCCTCTTCGCCAACATCTTGCACTGTATGCTTGGCGTGTAGGTTGTCTGTCTGCATAATATGACCTTCGATATAGGAGTAGTTCTCGATGTCATACAACAACTGGCTACGTTTAAAACCAAGCACTGCCTCTATATTGCCGTTCTTATCTGTGTAACAGCCAAGGATATTGCTTTCGTCTGCCTGCATAAACTTTATATTTAATCTGTCGGTGTCTTTGGTCTACTGCGTTTACTCACAGACTGTTGAATAGAAGCCATGCTACGAGTTGCAAGAGCTATATACTGCTCTGCATCTGCTTTGTTCGTAACAAGATACCACTCAGCAATAGCTGTGTTCTTCAGATAGTCATGAACAGCTTCACCAATTCCTGCCGTTGCTGCTTCGTTGAAGTTACTCGGCATGGTAAGGTTAAGTTCCAGATTGTGACTACCATCAAAGTGACTATTATCGGTGGTTGTTCCGTCTTCATCAAGATACTCTGCGAGTTCGGTTTTCACCTCTGCAAAGCCTTTCTTGATACTTCGGAGTATCTTCTCACGGTTCTCCTCGTCCTCACTTGCAAACATCGAGGCTACCTCCTTGTGGTTCTCCTTGTTCTGAATAGTACGACCACGAAGAAAGGTCTCGTTCATAATGTCGTAAAGCAACCACGATATTTTGATAGTTGCTCTTACAGGTTTCTTTGCACCTAATGTTGGGGTTGGCATATCTTTGTTTTTTGAAATTGTTAATCTGTTGGTAACATAGGACGCTTGCGAGCATAAAGTAGTCGTTCTACATTAAGCATGATTTCACCAGCAGTTGAAAAGTATTCCTTAGCTTCTCCTTTGTTGGCAAATCGAAACCATTGTGCCGTAATGGATGCTATAAAGAAACTACGCAGTGAACTCTGAACACTTTCCTGCAATGTCTTGTCCCATGATTTGCTTACTTGTAATTCAGCCTTGTAGTTCTTATCTACATCGGTTGCACCGCTCACAAGCATTTCTTTCAAGTCCTCATTCACGGCTGTTACACTCTCATCCCAGAAGCGACCCAATTCCTTGAAATCATCATCAACGGCAAGAATGCGATTTCTCGCATTCTCATCTCCGTCTATTAGTTTTGAACCTGTGTAGTCCGTTGTTTTTGCAACTTCATTGTACACATCGCTCTGTGAAATAGTTATGGTTATCGTTTCCATCAGAAAGAGATTAGAGAGTATGTAATTCCAATTCCAATATAGGGCTTAAATCCTTGTACTGTTGTCCCATATCCGCTGGATATACCTATATGCCAATGCTTAGGAGGCTTCCTTATTGTTATTACCTCACGCTTTGGGTAGACGAAAATGCTGTCAAGTCGAGCATTTACACCACTGATATATGCCGTATAATCCTTATCCTTATATACGGATTGTAGCATGGGTAATTCTATTTGTACACTATCTTGGTTACTATCACATAATAACATCTGTTCGAAAGTGTCTGCCCTGATGCGTGGTAAGGTGTCAAGCGTAGCATTTCTCAAAGCATTCTTTAAGTGGGCTACACTAACAGAAACCTTTGTTGTTCCATTAGGCTTCACAGAAACAGGAGCAGGCTCATGGTACTTAATGGTATCAACATAGCGCACAGTGTCTGTGATAGTCCCGTGTAAAGGCTTTCCTCTTGAACTTTGTGTCGCCCTTTCAAACAAGAATGCAACACAAGCAAGAATTACTACGGGGATTATACCCCACAAAAACTTCTTCATAACACTTCAAAATGGTTTGCACAAATTTACACTACATAATTATTATGTCCATTTTATCTGTTGCTAAAGATTTGCGTATTCTTCTTTCGCATTGAAGCACGGACAAGCTTTCATCCACTCGTTAGGAGTTATCTTTCCATCCTTATTCAAGTCTGGAGAGAAATCACGATGTCCCTGAATAACCGCTGTAGGGTACTTCTTATGTAGCATCTTTAGCAGCGAGCGCAGGCTTGCTTTCTGTGCGTCCGTGCGGTTGTCAGTGGGTTTGCCATTAGTATCAATTCCACCAATATAAGCGACATTGATAGATACTGAATTGAAGCCCTTAACACCATTACTTACTTTCTCCTCGTCAAGTAGCTGTGTAATCTTGCCGTCTGGACTGACTACGTAATGATAACCTGGATTAACCCATCCTTTTCGCTTAAACTCTTGCTTTAAGCCATCAATCGTCATAGACTGATGGCTTGCGGTGCAATGAACCGCAATGTATTTAATATTTCTCATCTTACTTCTCTCTTGTTAATTTTGCTACAGCTGCCATACCTGCTGCTGCCCCTACGAGGTATGGATAAATCTTTATCCACCATTCTGGAGGTGTAGCCGCTGCTGCTGTCATAGCGGTATGAATAGCTACAGCAACAATACTGACACCTGAACCCAATACAACAATATTCTTAAAGAACTTCGGTGTTGTCGCTCTCCACCTGCTTATAATGCTTTTAAATGACGCTCTCATTATTCACCTCCTTTCTGTGTTATATGACTATCCATATTAGGTCGGTCTGCCTTGATGTCATTAAGGTGCGATACTTTAATGTTTATCTCACCAAGCATCGACTTTATTTCTTTCATATCCTCTTGAGAGCCTACGAACAATTGGTGGTCGTTCATAACTTGCACCTCGAGTATTGATATGCGTTGATTAAGCTGCACCCATGAGCCTGCAACAGCTACAATGATTGAGCCAATAACACCTATCATTGCGTTTCTTATGCCTTTATCCATTGCCATATCATAGAAGTCTTACTAATGTTCTTACTCCGAAGCCTATTGCCACACCTCCGACTGTCAGCCCCCAGTCGATGATGTCTGCCTTTCCGCCCCACATTCTATCTTTAAGTTCAAGTGCCGTTGCAACTCCTATACCTGCATACGCTGCACAATATAAGCTATTAGCGCCAGCACCGATGAGTACACCACCTATAAGGTGTTTGTACCTGTTACTTTCTTTAAGCCATTTAATTACTTTCTTCATCTTGTTTTTACAATAAATTTCTACAAAAATAATATAGGAAAAACGATTGAAAGGTTTATGTTTGTAATTACGATAGTAAAGATAGGATGAGGCTGCCTACTAAAGTGATGTAACATATCCCTTCTGCAACAAATGTAGCATTCTCTTTCCAGCTCTTACGAATGAATACAAGTGGGAATAACACCCACAATATGAGTAACCATGGTATAAGCAAAGCTACAACAATCTGACTTGCTAATCCAAAGAGATAACCGCCTATATAATGTAGCACTTTGTTCTCTGTCCTGTAACAAGGCGAAGCAGCTACCATCAACAAACCTACACTCATCATTCCTGCAATATAAGCATGCTTAGGCGGTAAGGCATGAAGAGAAGAGAATAACAAGATTGCTGCCGTCATTGTTGCCCACAACGAAAAGCGAACATCACCTACATAATAGCTGAAACTACTCACACTATCTGGTAACTCCTTTGCTTTCTTAGCTGCTACTATTGCCATTGCAACTGAAAGCACTACCGATGAAATGATTAAGTAAACCATGACTGCATATCCTTTTTATAAATCATATCCTTTTCTGCCCACCCCTCTGCAAGCGTATTAGTTACAAACGAAATGGCAGATAAATAAAATTCTTTCAGGTCCTCCTTTGTGCTAAACTGACGATACTTAGGGTCGTTCTCTTGTCCGAACTTAAACGTTACAGGCAGATTGCTTCCATCTGTAAGCATACACAAGTCGAAAGCTGCTTTGTAGTTAAACTGATTTTCTGCAGATAGATACACAAGGCTTCCTTCGTAGGTAAATCCTGTGAGTATCTTTTCATCAATCAGTTTATTGACATGTGTGGCTATATCGCCCTTTAGTTCTTCTTCTGTTGGCTTATGTCCATAATCCTTACGCCAGCAGTAACCGCTTTCGTCGCTATCCTTGTCTTTGTCAAAGTCATAGAACAGCACGTAGTGGTCATCGGATAGACGTAACAAACTGTCGTTACGTTTCTTGGTTCCGTATACCTTAAAAAAATCTGTATTCATAGATGTATGTTTTAAGTGAATTTATATTTGAATTTATTTCCATCAAATGCTTCGCTTCTGATTATAGTTTCGAATGGAAAACCGTCTTTCATCTTTGCGACTTGGTCGAGTATAGATTTTAACTCCTCGGAGTTGGTAAAGAACTTACTGAACTCACGTGTTGCTTTGTCTCTAAATGAGATAAGATAGCGGTGGTCGCCATGCTTAGTTACCACGTCTTTTTCATAATCGTGTACCTCTATGGGACTGTTTACAATATCTGCAAGGCGTACGGTCTTACCTTGGAATCTTTTCTTTCCATCTTCAGGAGTATAGGTTACTCCCATCTCTGAAAATTTTCTCATCTCTCGTGTTGTTAATAATGTGTTTAATAGGTTTTTGCTATTACAATGTTTGCACAAGCCATAAAGCGAACCAACGATTTGTTGCCTACGCTTACGGCTTTTTACCTTATGTAGTTTGCGTGCGAGATGCTGTTTTACTCGTTTGCGCAAACGAACATGGGTTGGATAAATAACGTAACCAAGGAAATCAAGTCCCTCTGTAATAGGAAAGATACTATCGTTAGATTTGATAGTCTGCCCGATAGCCTCCATTCTTTCATGTACTATCTTCCTACATTCCCATAAGTACCGCTTGCTACCTGCAGCAATAACACCATCATCACAATAGCGATAGAAATGCTTAATACCATAGCGGTCTTTTAGGTAGTGGTCCAGATACAAAGAAAGCAAAAGATTTGCAAGCCCTTGTGATGAACGAAGCCCCATACTTAAACCATTAGGAAGTAGTCTGACAAAGCCCTCTAAGATACTAATGAGACGTTTGTCCTTAAACACTCGTCTGATACAATACATCACGAAGTCTTGTTGTATCGTAGGATAGAACTTTTTAATATCAAACTTATAGACATACTTCATTTCCTTTGGATAAAGCTGTATATCCTTTTCTATATAGGTTTTAAGGTCGTGCATACCACGTCGTTTGATAGATGCTGCTGTCGTTCTGATATATCTACGATGTAGATGTTTATCAACGACACTCATCACAGCATTTATTTTTATGCGTGTACGCATATTAAAGACCTGTATGTCTCTCCACTTATTACCTTCGTGTATATGCTTCTCGTGATAGTTGCTTACATTGACGTGTCCAGAGGCTATTTCCTTTGCTACATCATCAAGGAAAGATTCTCTGTGTGCAAGAAGCCATTTGCCCTCTTTGAGTTCCTTTCTCTTTACTCCATGCACAACAGTATCAAACGAGCTTTCTAAATTAGCTCGTTCTATTATCTCCTCTATGATATATCCGTCACGCTTCATTTATTTACCTTCAGTTTCCCAGATCTAAGATGTTCGAGAACTAACCTACCAATCTCTACCTGCATTGTTATGTTTCAGCTTTCCAACCTTTAAAAGGTGCTTTTGCTGAGGCTCGGATTCTTCGCTTACTACTATTTGTCATCACATGACAATATGCTGTTGGAGCGATATAATATATCTTTCTGTTTGCAAGTCGAGAACCGATGTTCGAGTTCGACTGCGATGATGCGTTATTCGCATTCGCAAAGACGAGACCGCCATTCGCATTCGCACTGTTATTCGAACGCCCGACAACACGGCTTTCGGAATCCTCTACCTTTTTATTGAAGAGCAAAGCGTGGCGGATTTTCGCCCACCGACGCTTTGCGCTTTTACGCTTTATTCGTTTATCTCAACTTTTCCACGGAAGGCAAGTCGAGAACCGATGTACGAGTACGACTGCGATGATGCGTCATACGCATTCGCAAAGACGAGACCGCCATACGCACCCGCACTGTAATACGAACGCCCGACAACACGGCTCCTTGCATGATTATACCATTGCCCATCGGCATAGTTAGATGCCCATCTGCTATTATCAGAACTTGCTCTTGAAGCGATGATGTCACAATAGCGTCCATGCCTTACACGTGCTATACAGTAACCACTATCTTTAGTCCCTTGCACAAGGCGTTCTGTCTTGCTGATTGGGTCATAGATATGCCATATAGCGTCTGTCGGATAAGTGTTAACCTCTACCGTCTTATCTTTCATATACTGACGATAAGACGGTATGTTCACGGCAACATTATCTTCCCACTCATAATAGACACCAAAGAAACTCTCAAAACCTAAGCACTTTGTTCCTCTGCTATCTTCACGTCTACTATCAGAGTTGCCAATATCATCACGATAGCCTGTAACATCACTACTGCCATTACCGTAACCACAAACCAACTGTGAGTCACGTGTACCTGACAATGAGAACCAGAGGACAGCCATCAGCTTAGACATATCATAGTCTACCATCTGATATCCATTACCTCTACGGTGTGCAAGATTTTGGAAATCCTTATATGTGAACTCCATTTTGCGTACAGGTGTGTTAGTTGCATAACCCTCCTCGTCATATAGCCATTCAGAAGATGTACGATTGTTATTACTTCCTCTCTGTACTGTTGCTCCAGATACAGAACGCAGTCTAAGTAGACTATCTACTGATGCTTGATAAACACCCAATAGCCATGGTTCATTGCGTACCCAATCAGGCTCAATGGCTTCTATCTCTGTACTGTCTACTGCAATAGCCTCTAATTCAGAGTTTACATTACTTGATGAGAATACAAACTCTTTAGCCCCTTGTGGTACGTCTATAAAGACATAATCGCCATCAATGAAGTCAAAGGCAGTATTGCCTATTGCAAGATTGTACTTCGAGATGATAGTGCCTGCTGTATTCAGGAAACATGCTCCTACTGTGGCATTATTCATACCTGGCCATCTAACTTGCTTCATTCCTGCAACATCAATTTTGTAAACGTCTACATTTGATACCTCAGCAAGGATACCAGCACCATCCAAGGTACTTTCGTTTAATCTGATTTTTTCAGACATCACGCCTGTATTAGCCTTTAGGGTAATGTCTTTCAGTTTCTTTCGTGTAACACGCTTAGCAGTAGATAATGGCTCTGTTGTCAGACTACTCCATGCGATATATTTCTTCTGATTTTTGAAGTCATTGATACCTTTATACCACATTGCCGGACAACGCATCATCACGTCAAAGCCGTCGGCAGCCTTATCGGTATAGTCAAATTCAACCCCATTGGCAAGGTTGTGATAATTCGTTTCTGATACCTTAACGCCCTCCCACACATTTCTTTCTGTGTTGAGCTTTCCCTTAACTGGTATAAGCTGCTGTCTAATCTTAGCTACGTGCGCACTTGGTACAAAGTCATTAGAGAACATCTGACCTGTCTCATTGTCAAGGTTGCTAATATTAGCAGGGTCATCAATAGTATCATCAAAGACTATCAGTGAGTATTGCGACTGATGTATTGTCAAGTTTGGGTAATACTCTTTCAAAGCTGCGAGCTTACTATCTTCAATATACTTCGTGAGTACCCATGTACCACTTAAACCATCACAGATATTAGTGTGTTCCGAGTTAATACCACGTGTACCCATTTCTTTCATTGCAGATAGTACGGTATCTTTCTTTGAACACTCAACATCCTTTATAGAAATGGTACTAATAGTAGCACCAGCTGCAACTGTATCTTCCAATATTCTTACTGGGTCTATATTCGGACATCTACGTATGCGTACGCTGCTAACATTACTCAAACCCTCGTATGTCAAGCCTTCATTAGGATAAGTAACTTTTGGCATACCTACAAACACGATGTCTGTCATACTTGCAGGGAACTGTGCTACTTCTAAAGGACAAGCCTCTGCAGGAGTGAATGCTCTTAACGTACTACCTTTAGCAAGGAATGTCTTTAAACGTGGACAGTTTTCTGCTCGCACACTAAGCACCTTGGTGTGTTGTATGTCAATCTTCTTTAAGAATGGCATTGCAGGAAGATTAAGAGAAGTCAGAACACCTGTTGTGTAGGCAGGTGTATAGCTTTCTCCACCAACAATCAATTCTTCCAATAGTGTGCAAGTGCTGATGTCGAAACCCTCTTGCTTTGGAGTACACGCTGAAATATCAAGCACTGCTAACTTGTCAGCACCAAACACATACACCATCTTGCCACTCTCCTGTGCTGCATTGGCTCTTAATGTGTAACTCTCACCTGCTCTAAGGTAACAGCTATCGGTAACTGTGTCTGCACGGTCTTCTCCTAAACCAAAGAAACCATCTTGCGCCGCTGTTATCTTGATTGAGATTTCTCCCATCATACGTGCTTTGAATGGTGCCGTATATAGGTCTCCTACCTGATAATAGCCGTCACGCAGCTTAAAGCGTTTACGCTGGTAGTCTGGTAAGTCCTCTAAACGCAAACCGTGAAGTGCATAGAAGTAGTTGGCTGCTGCTGTAGAGTTCTGAATATACTTACGTTCACCATCGAAAGAACTGATAACCTTTGCCCAACGTGACAAACGCTTTGTAATCCAATAGTAATAGCAGCCATCAGCGCTGAATACCTTTCTACTATTACGTTCTGTCTTACGCATAGCAGCTGCCACTTCATGTAGTGTGATGGTTGTTGTGCCACTATCGACTACCCATAAGTTTGGTGCTGCATACGTCTGTACGAATGTTACACTATCCCAACCTTGGTATAGATGTGAAGTAACGGCATCCATATCCCAAGGAATTGTAAGACCACAATCATTATCGCTACGGTCTACACAGTCGCCATCGTACCAATGGTTAAAGTAAGCTCGTATCGTTCCATCTGGTTCCAAATAGAAGGCAATCATCATATTCTTGCTACGCTGGTCTACTGCTGCCTTGTAATCGGACGCAATTGTATAGCAACACAAAGAATATGGGTTGGCGTGCTTATGTACTTCTTGCTGCCATTTCTTTAGACGATTTGCCTTTGTTCCTGGTACAGATACACCACCAAGTGTAATGTTCCCATTTGCTTCTGTCTGATGTTGGTTACATTGCTGTGAGAACACAAGCCACTTATAAAGGTTATAAGGAAGTTTCTTGCCTGCTTTGTAAAGCTCTTCAAGATTGTCATCATCAGGATATCGAGTTTCATAATAACTCATCCAGATTGGTGCTCCTGTTGCAGGGTCAATACGCATCATGTCATCAAGACTGTTCACGCCCTGACCCCAACATAGACTATCATACTTTAAGTATTCGTAGCACTCTGTTGGATTTACAACTCGTCCCGTAACACTCCACTTCTTAGTAGCCTTGTTAAAGGTTATACTGCCAGTAGTATCTATCCAGTTGCCACCTTGATACTGTACATAGTGGTCATCACTGGTCTTGTACACGTTCTGCCAAGTGTAGTTCTTAACATCATCAGCAAGGACTTCTGCAAGCGTTTTGTCGACTGCAACAGGCTTTTCTACAGCCTGTACTTCTCGCATTGCGCCCTTACCGTCATTCTCAATCACAATATGCTCATTGCCACAATACTCACTAAGGACATAGATGTTTCCTGCAATTAATTGGGTGGTGTCTGCTAACACTTGAGATTTGAAAGCTGTTAGTGTTTGGTTCTGTGCTGCTACGAGTTCTGTAAAGTCACCATAGTTGAGGCACTTCTTACTATATCCGTTTACCCCTTTGAAGCCAAAGAAGTCGGCATCACCTTTGTCTGCATTGAAGTTTGCCTTAGCATGGAAATATGCCTTGGTAGGGTTCTCGGCATCGCTGTGGTTCATTCGGCTATCGGTGCGGAACAAAGCGCATGGAACACTGTCAATACTGGTGTGTATCTCGTACTCACCCTCATTGTACACCTGTGCTGGTGTCATATACTTTTCACCCAGTGCTATTTGAGTCTCGTTCATCAACTCCATCATAGCACCATTGTGTGCACCGCAGCTATCAGAATAGTCCACCTTAATACAGATGATGTTAGTAAAGTTTCCACCCTCCACAACTTGTATGCGGTTCTTGGCAGCCATCTTCACACACTTATCATACTTGGTAAGTGCATCAGCATTGCCAGGGAACATCGTCTGAATTTCTTCACGTGTATGCAATAAGGTGACAATGGCTTTCTTCATCTTACCTTTCTTATTCTTGATAGGTCGCCATGATGAGGTTGTTCCTTGATTGGTCTGCGTGATACCGATTATCTTGCAGTTCTGCCAAGGGCGGTCTGGGAAGTAACAATACCAGTCTACTATCTGTTTTGTTTTCTTGTCTCCATCTTTCGTTTCAAGATAATCAGGATAGTTTGCAGCAATGTCTTCTGCATCTGGATTCTTACAGATAGCACATACCATCAGACCTGCGTCAAGACACTTCTGCATTGTTGGGCGGTCTTTGGTCGTTCCCTCTGCGGTAATACTTGCCATAACGTTGTTTTGCTCATACTCTCCAATCATCGCTGTGGTATCTGTCAAGCCAACAAGATAGTTATAGCATGCTTGAATATAGTTGTAGTAAGTATTCCATGCTGTCAACTCGTAGAGGTACACATCTGCCTTGTGTCCATCGAAATGGATAGTTGAGTTATGATTTGCTAACTCACCAGCTTTATATGCTACAGCACCAGCCTCATCACCATTTAAGAACACTTTAATAACACCAATGCCTCCGTATGGTGCAATCGTAGATGGCTCAAACACGATATCGAAACGTGTTGGCTTATCATTGACGTATGGCACAAGTGCTGTCGTTGCGGCATCTGTAAGAGAACCGTTAGTAGCAACAATGAGTTCTTCACCAGTCAGTACAAAACCCAACTTCTCACCCATACATTTAATAAGATGTGCGTTGCGGTCTGCAATATTCTTAGTCATGACGGTGAATGAGAATGCTAAACCGTTCGTTTCGATAGCATTCGAAGCAAAAGGTTGATAAGTGCACTCTGCTGTTACATCTTCTGCAATACGTAATGCCATACGTCCTTTGTCACCAGCTGTACCATAATCACTCGTGCCAAAGCTATCTTTTACAAAGCCATTAGTTGTGTAGTTTGCACCATTAACATTAATACTTACAGGCTGTCCATCTGATGTGACCGTCTTTATCGTTTTATCACTGTCAGCATTACTACGCTCTGCCATACTGAATTTAAGTACAGCACCCTCGGTTTCACTGATAGGAAGTAACGTACCGCTAATAGTAACTTTATACGATTCTTTTAATGTAGCATCACCGCTATTAACGCCAAAGAGCAGGTTATCTCCATTGTGGTAACCGATAAGACGTCTGTTTATCACCTGTGTAGTATCACGAGCCATCACCTGCCGTGTGATTGTCTCTGTCTTGCTTGTTGTCTCATTGGTAAGTGAAACAACAGCTTCTGGACGTGATGTGCTACGCTGGTAAACTGCCACATCAAAAATGACTGTTGCATACAGTTTCTTCTTCCCCTCGCTATCATCACTCCAACGTGCTACAACAATAGGCTTGTCGTAGTCATCAAGGCTGCTATCCTGCTGAATGACCATAACGGCTGTATGCAAGATATTACCTTTCACACCAGATGCAACATCTTGACCTTGAATGCGGATAGGATAAGCACCATGCGCTAATCCTGTAGGGTCTATTCTTACTGAGTGTGAATACGTGTCTGTAATAACAGTAGTTTCTAACAGCTGCCATGTGCCGTCTCTGAATAATTCAATAGTCGTACGGATACCTTTATCGCTACTATTCTTTGGGAAAGAATACATCAAGATGTTCTTGGCATTTCCTCCCACTTCAAGACTTGTGTCCTTGGTGTAGTGTAGGGTCTGCACACTCACGCAAGTTACATCTACGGCTACTACAGATAAGTTCTTGCTTGCAGTATTACCACTATCGTCTACAACTACCATCTGCAAGCTGCCTTGTCCTGCATTTACATAGAGTGAACTCAAATCAAAGACAAAGCTATAATCTTCCAAAGTTGAAGATGATGGTTTCTTTGTGTCGAATGTAGCAACGACTTTCTTTGTGGTACGGTCTACAAACTGAACGTTTGTAATACTATTGCTTGTCTCTTGATTTCCTGCCTTTGTGATACTCAAGATAGAAGCATGTACATTGAATAATCCACCAGCTTTACCATACAAAGGATTCTCCTTGAATGCAATGGCTATGGTTGTACCACCCACGGATGAACCAGTACCAACAACGAACTGCTGTTCGTCACCTATGCTTTCTCCTGCTTCATTTGTCATCTGTAGTTTTACAACACCCTCTGTCTCTGTGTTAACCTTTAGATTGGTTGGGATATGCTTGTATGCACCTGCGCTTGAGAAGGCTTTCTCTTCATTGTCCCTTGGTGTGCCTGTTAACTCAACCTTTGCTGTGCCACCACCTCCGAAGGCAACCCATGGTTTCAAATCTGCTGGATTGATGTCTGGTACTTCACGAGTAAATTGGAATGTTGCCCATACGTGTGCTCCGTTGCTATCTTTCTCGGCCGTCTTGAAAGTAAGTACTGCTCCGCTTCTGAAATAGGTAAAACCGCTTGCTTGTTCCAAATCTTGGACTGCCTTAATAGCCGTACTCAATGTATATTCAACATCAGGGCAAAGAGTGTTAACATTAAGCGTATTACCGATGTTAGTACCGTTTGCACCAAAATCTTTCCAGTTACCCTCTTTGTTCCAACTCTCTGTGTTGACCCACTGTTTAGATACCCAACCATTATTAGGTGTGTTGAATGTAAGGACGATACCAGGAATCATTATCTTCTCCTTGCCCTTGTACTCGCTAATCTTTTCCAAAGCAACAGAGAAAGTCATGTCTCTGTCCTCCATACCTAATAATTTATTGACATTTACAACACTACGAGCAACGGCTGCCTTACCATCATTCTGCAATGCTTCAATATCTCTTTGCGAATTGGCAAGGTTCTGTTTTAGTTCTGCACCTTCATTACCAGGAAATGCCGTCCCTGCTGTATAACCCAAAGCGAGGTCTGAACCAATAGGAACTAATTTTGTTCCGCTCCATCGATATGTGGTATTGTCTGAAGAATCGATATACACTTTGCCACTTATTGGTGCAAATCCATTTCTTGAAGAAACGCCATACTTTTCTTGGTCGACCCAAGAACCATAATAGATAGTGGCTTCGTTCTCTTGTGTTTTTACTGCTAATACAAAAACATTATCAGTGCGATTATAGATTACCTTTGCATGCTCGTCTGTTGATAGCATGTCTATGCCCTGCTGTTGTGCAGTAAGGTTGTCCATGCAACCATCAAACTCTATGACATCATCAACATAACTCGGCAAATGAGCTGCTGGTACTTTGCCATCTTCATCTAAAGGAGCAATACCATTTGCCTTGCCTTTCGAGTCTTTTATAGTGGTTAATTCAGCATTCATATCAGATGCTGCTTTCTTTGCGTTCTCGGCAGTCTGCTGCGCTGTCTCTACGGCTGTGCGAGTTTGGTTCACACTATCGCCTTGTGTCGTTACTTGTGTATTGAGTGCCTTTACATCATCTTTGATACCCTTGACATCGGTCTTCGTAGCGTTAAGGTCACCCTGCAATTCAGATATGTTACTATTATATTGCTCACTATCCACAGTAGGGTTTCCACCATTCTCTCCTGTTGCTACCCATGCGCCTCCATCTGCTACATAGATAGGTGCAGGCAAACTGCGCCCAACAATTGCCCACCACCCATCATGTGGACGTGGATATGCCTCACGAAGTTTTTCGACTGTGGTAAAAAGACCCTTGTTGGCTGACTTGACATTCTTAGCCTCAAGCCAGCCCTCTACAATTAAATTCTTCTTTACTACAGCGTTGCCTTGCACATGGGCATTACCACCTACACCTACGTGACGTCCAATACTAACATCACCCTCTATTTCGGTTGTCTTAATAGAACTCATACTAACAGTTGTTTACTTAAATCGGTCATTACTTGTGATTGTTCTCTTTGCCCAATTGTAGCAAGCACAAGGGCTGCCATCTGATAGATAGCGGATTGATAGCAACGCTCTGGTATCATTATTCCCTCGTTATCATCAATAGATGGTAGGGGATAATACAAAGCTTGTTCTACAGTTGCAGTATCGTCATTACATGAATACAATTCCAGCACACGTCCCTCAGTACGGCTCACGATTGCCACTACTGGCTTTTGTGGATTTCCTCGTAAGCCTTTGTATCGTGAGAACTGTAACTGATACCGAGGGTCGCCTGCGGTAATAGGTTCATATACTGGACGTTCCCAGTCACTCATCTTAAATACCATAAGGCGCATAAAGTCATCAGGAAGCATCACCCAACCCGAATGCTGGTTGCGCCAATAAACAGCATCGCCAAACGGAACGCCACCATCAAGCAAGTGGATAGGTGCGTTGGTAACTGTCCGACGCACCCCCTCCACAACCTTACTATAGATGATGTCATCAAGCATCAAAGTGTCAATGTCTTCATCTGTTATAAGTTGCTCGTTGGTTTTGTTCTCATCTATGGCTATACGTACATCACGCAGGATGTCCTTAACTTCGTACACCATATTTCAAAGCTGATTAATCAGTGAACACTACATCAATGCCATTGCTCTTACCGCAAGCAGTGATGTCTGCACGAGTTCGCAATGTACTACGCTTTACCCCGAACTCTGCCTCGAGAAAGTCCTTTGCGTCGTCATTACATGTAAACTCTTTACGAGTTGATGTATTAACGGTTTCTTCCTCTGGCGGTGTTACTGGAGTTTCATCTGCTGATTGTTCCTGCTCTTTTTTGTCTGGGGTATCTGTACCTTGCTTTTCCCCCGTCAGTTCTTCGTTGTTACCAGTTTCACTGGAAGTGTCTACATCCTCATCTTCCTGTAGAGCAACATGCTCGCTTTCAATATATACCTCCTCTTCGGTTTTTGTCTCATGCATTTTATAAATATGCCCCGACTTAAATTCCTTACTATTCTCTATTGCCAACTGGATAATTGGATTCTTAGTTGAAAAAGTTGCAGGAGTTCGTCCTTTCTCATTTGAATATCCATTGGCAAAAGATATTTTCACCTTTGCACTGCCAACCTTGATAAGGGCTTGGTACTCTATCATACCATCCACGGCATAAATAATGTTTCTTTTCTTCATTTTGTATCTTAAATAAATAGGCGGACGGTTATAAACCTATCCGCCTATAGTTTTCTAATTGGTGTTTGAGAATTAGTTACCCAATGGAATCTCGCCTGTATATGGTTCCCATGCAGAATTCTTGTACTGCCATACTGTACCACTAACAGCTTCAGCATTAATTGCAAGACAATCTACCATGAGGTAGTATACACAATTCTCTTTAGGAGTAGCAGGTGCTTTGTCGCTATTCCAAAGGTGCATGTGAATCACATCTGTACCATAGTTGTCTGTACCACCTTCACCATCTATCCACACATGACAGGTTCCCTTCAGACCGAGACCATCCCACACAATTGTTGAATTGCGTGTTGCCTCTTCGCCCTCAACACGGTCTTTGTCTGTATGCTCTGCACTATAGACATAGTGTACACAACGGTCGTAGGCGATCATGAAACATGAATTGCTCCAACGAAGACGGTCAAGTGTTGGGTCATGCTTGAACTCCAAATTTCCGAAGATAGTATGGATGCGTGTTACCTCCCAACCAAGATTATTCATATTCACTTCGAAACGCACTTCAGGGTGATCTGAGAAGTCAATAGTCTGAATCTTCTCTAAGAAGTTCTTTCCACACAAACCAAGGATAGTGTTAGGGACATCTTCGCCTGTAAAAATGAGTTTGGCAAGAGCAATGAATTTCTTGAAATTCCATTTGCCATCGTCCTTAATCTCTTTCTTCACCTGATAGCGTACACCCTCTGTGAAATAAACATCCTGCGGGCCCAGCTTGGTATCAACAGTAATCTTACCTTTCTGTCCTGCATATAGAGTACGATTCCCCTTAACCTTAAAGTTTGTTATCTGTGCCTCTGCAATGATTGCTTGGTTAAACGGAATCTGCTTCTCCTGTGCGTCGAAGTAATCTGAAACAACACGGTTCAAGATACGCTTCTGCAGATGTAAGTCAATAGGTTGTGGCGTGATGAGGTCTGGGTCAACTTCCTTTTGTGTCTCATAGCAGGCATTAGCCATAAGCACACATACAGAACCTGCAGGTATAGCTGGGGTTGTGCAGTTCTCATCACTTGATACAGCACGAGGGCCGTTGACAGCAATGGCTACAGGATTACCAGTAGTTGTGTCCTTGCCGACAATAAAAATCATCAGGTCTTTACCTGGAGTAGCTTTCTGACCTGTTGCGTCGTAACCATCAACACCCTTAACAAGGAGTGTGGTATAAGGTCGAGGCAGTTTCTGGTCTTGACTGAGTAGAGGAAGAATGAACTGATTGTCAGTGCTCTTCGCTACAGCATCTTTGGTTGTTACGAAACTCTTGGGTTCATCGATGATGTAGTGTCTAACGACTGGACTCTTAACATTCACTCGCTTAGAATGCAGCATAATCTGCATCATAGGAGTGTCATCACTCTTAAACTTGTACAGTTTCTGGTCAATGTCAGGCGTAATAAGGTTACCTGCGCCAACGCCACCTGTAGCACCAGCAGTTGCACTAACAGTTGTAGCCTGTCCACTAACCTGTGTCTGGGCTCCTGCTCTACCTGCTGTAGGCTGCTGATAGCCACCTGCATGCTGTTGTACTGTTTGTTCTGTTGCCATTTGAATAAAGATTTAAAATGAATAATCTATTTTTTTTACATGCTGGGCTTGACGAGGTTTTCTGCTTTGATACCACCTATAGCATTGGCTAAATTGCTTACCGTCGCTGCTGCCCCATATACTTGGGTCTTGTATCCAGCACTCCCTTTAGCTCTTTCTATTTTGGGATTGCCGACTATTTTTACCACTTGTTCTATCATGCCATATTTGCAATGTCAAAGATGTCCATATTTTGCTTGCCACTTCCCTGCTGGTTGTTCTTACCATTCAAAGGTGCAAGTCCATCACCGTTCTTATTCTTACGTAACTTTTCGGTGACCTTTTGATTGCGTCCTGCAACCTCACCTTCTTCTTGTGCATCTGCAACATCCTCGTCATGGTTAATTGCTTTTGTCATGAGGTCAAACATCTCTGGCGAGAATTTACCCATCACACCATCACGCACAATGTTGATAAGGTGGAAGATAATTTCATCTGCCTGCTCATCAGTAAGACCACGCTCCTCTTGGAACTGCTTGAGTGCATCAAGAGATTTCGGTAAGTTCTCGGCATACTCATCATCAAGCTGCTTGCTCTTTGCAATACGCTGTTGCTCCTCTGCCCATGCGTCTGCAAGTTCCTGCATCTTGTCTGGGTCATCGAGTGTTTCTTTAATATCAGGACCGAAATTCTTCAACAGACTAAGTACAGGATTTCCCCCTTTGCTCATTTCTGTAAGGAACTCTGCGCTGCGAGGTTCAGCAGCGAACATGTCTGAAAGTGCTTTTTCACGTTCCCTGTAACCACCAAGTTCTTTTTCGTAGTTATCGTAGTCTTCACCTATCTGACCGTAGATTTCCTCATCATCCTCGAACTTCTTATCAGGGTACTTCTCTCGCAAACGACCGAGGTGTCGGTCTCTTTTGCTGATTTCTTTATTTTCATTTGTATCCATATCGTTGATACTCGTTGAGTTACTGAATTTTCACCTGCAAATATAATGTGTAAATTTTCGCTTTTTCTTTTAACTATTGTGAGATAATTTTGCTAACTTTACAGCCTAAACGGTCGTATTATTGAAATACTATGGTAGCATCTTAGAATTTACCGAGGAGCGTAACAGGGAACTATTACGAGTCTACGGTGAGAAACTCGCAGAAGCGAGTTATATCGTCATGCCCGAAATATTCGAGCAGATTGCCAATTCTCCCTGTTCTCGTTTTTGGGTGAGCGAGGAACGTGCGGCTATTGTCATATCTGCCATGCTTGCAAATAAGCCTCTGCCTAACATGCGAAAAAACAAGCGTGAAATGTTTGAAGAAATATACCGACGTTTCCTTATTCTACGTAAACAATACCCTGAAAATTCCATCTATAGTCTTATCATTAAAGTTATTTCTCAGCCAGCCCCAAAGTTTTACATGACACCACGTACGGTAGGTGAACTTATCTACCGCATTAAGAATGGCTGGTACGACAAGCAGTTCAATAGATATAAGGATTTGCTCACAAGCCAATAAAGAGAAACTCTAAATCGTAGCAGCTGTCATTGGTTTATTATATAAGTAAGTGGTCTGGTTTTTCTTTTCAATTACCATTGGTATATCCATTTCGTAAAAACAAATATGCATTCCAATGGCTCTCGTCATAACCTTATCATCATGCCTTCCTGATATTGCACCATATGAACCATTCTGTTTCTTTTCATACACAAGAAGTTCATCGAGCGCACGCATATCTCGTTCTGTATAAAGATGCTCACGGACACACTTGATAAGGGTTGATATAATCATTGGCTTAGTAGCTGCGTTAGTGTTAAAGCCATATTTCTTTGGTAACCCCTGCCGTATCTCATCTTCACTCTGTCTGCGGGCATACATATTAGGATATACGCTTCCTATCTGATTGAGAATGTATAATGACTGGTCACCACCCTCAACATGGCGTTCTTTGTCTCTACTGTCCATAGTATTACTTTCAATGACAAGTAGTGAGTTGTTGTAGAAGCCTGCTATCTGTGCCGATTTCCATGCTAATATATCCATGTCGCAGTGTCCATACCACTCTGCAACAACGGCAGGGCGACCGCCATCCATAAGATTAATGCGGTCAAATACCACGATGTCTGACCAGTCGGCTTTTTCCGTTCTACCACCGACATCAACCACGGTAAGATAGCGGTCGGTTATCTCTACTTCATCATCTTCTTCAGGTAAAGCCCATATCCATAACAAACCCTGCGTATCTTCATGAAAACGCAAACCGATAAGTGCGTCTTCACCCTCCGTATGTTTCCCATATACATCACCAACGAAACGAGGAGGGCGGCATGCTGGCTTAAACTCCTCTACCTGATAGCGGTCGAACACCATTGAACCAGAGTGTACAAATGCTTCTACATCATCTGATGGATATTCACTTGCCATTACACCGTGATCATTCTTTCCTGAACGTTCTTCGATATACCAGTGTATAGCTTCAAGAGATGCTCCTTTATTCCATAACCACCATAGATACTTTCCACTTTCTTCACGGCTGGACATCACGTTGGCATTCTCTCTATTGATATAGAGACTTTCAGCAAAAGAATCGAGTTCTGTTTTAGAAGCAAATGGTAATGAATACTGCTCAATGTCAAACCATGCTATGAACAGTGCATCAAATTGTGAGGGAATATGTGGGTCTGACGCAGCTTCATATTCACGATGAAAAAAGTTTCCTGTACCATTTGCGGTACTCTCCATCACAATCATAGTATAAGGTTTGTATAAGATACCAGAACACGCTGAGCGAACAATATCTTCTGGTGTCTTACCCTCTGTGGCTTTCCATATACCTACCTCTGATAAATGAACAAGGTTGTAATCACCACCACGGCAACCATCTGGTCGCTCCGCTGTACCAATTTTGATTTTACAGTTACGCTGTGGCACTCGGTGGATAGAACCGCTCTTACCCACACCAACAATTTTCGTCTCGCTATCAGAATATGCTTCTCCCATTTTATGCAACAGTTCAACAGGGTATTCCTTAATCATGCGGTCGAACATATCCTTGATTTCATCAGAGGTAGAACCCTGATGTGCAATGATAAGGGAGTTTAGACCTACTTTGTGTATGAACTGTAACCATGCAAAGTACATCTGCGTAGCGGTCGAACCACCCCACTGACGAGCTTTCAGAAGAATAAGACGAATAGGCTTCTCAGCAATTCTTTCTTTCTCAAACTTTTCTATGAGTTTCCGCTGTGCTCTATTAAGTTTGAACAACACATCATTGCCACCACCTTTCGCTTTTATATAGGCAAGCGTTGCTGCCCAGAAAGCAAAGTCATGCTTATAACGTAATCGAATAAGTTTCTTAGAAACCTTTTGACGGTCTGTGTCATTAGGTGTTACATGAAGAACGTCTACAAGAAACTTGTCAATGGACTTGCATTTTATCAATTTCTTTATAAAAGGAATAGTTAACATCTGAACAGGAAGCCATTGTACAGGCATAACGAAATCTGAGATACATACCCTTGTGCGTTCTCCGATAGAACCCTCACCCGTTACAGGGTTGAACTTAGCATAGATTGCTTCGTTTCGTCGGTCGTTTTCTTTGATGATTTTATTTACCTGTTCCTTATCTGACATACTATCCCTGCAACATCTGCTGTCCTTGCTGTACTGCCTCCATATTAGCTTCTTGTTGTACTTGTTCTGCAAGTTGTGGCGATAAGCCATCTGGAGTTTGTCCGTTCTCTATCTGTTCTTGCTGTGCCTTGATACTCTGCAATAGCTGGTCTGCAAATGGGAAATCACCATTTTCAAGCAATTGCTGTACACTAATAGCACCTGCTGACCACATCTGCATAAGTAAATCATTAGACATAGCACGATAAGCTGGTGTAGCAGTACTCTCTACAATAGAAAGATCAAACTCAACATCACGTATTTTCTTCGGGTCGTATTCTACAATAGTAGCATTTCTACCAGCAATGTTAAATACTCTTGGAGTGTCGTAGAACTGTTGGATATTCTTAACGTCTTTACTTGCTCCATCTCTTACAAATGATGAGAATGAATCAAGCAAATCAAGAAGTGATGTAGTTGCATTTTGTGTCTGTTGGTTATACAGACTTGCTGACATACCAGAATAACCAGGCTTGCCCTGTAGAGCCCCATTAACACCTGAGATATCCTCAAAGAACTTCAACTGCATATTCAAGAGTTCGGAAATACCAATCTGTGTACAGTTGTTCGCAATCTGCTGAGGTAGTGCCGTACCAGTTTTAGGTTGCTTAATCATGATGACACCATCGAAGCGTGCCCACTCATTTGCAACATTCTCCATGCTCATGCCCTTAGGCAAACACTCTTCTGGGAATAGTAGTACACCCTTTGCACTGGCTCGCATTATCCAGTCATACATAGTGATAAGGCGGTTAGTATAACGCTGCTGGTCTATTACATTACTAACAAATGAGTGTATCTCTCCGTCGATGAATGGGTATGCCTTAAAGACATAGGGATGGCTCTTATGTTCGTAGGGGGTCTCACCCTCATCAAGGATGTCTCCAAATGGGGAGAGGAAATAATAATACCAATAGTTATCCATAAACCATTCGTATTTGATGAGTGGCACATCTTCATCAGCCATTCCAAGTTGATGTGCCTGTTCTATACGCTCACGATTTACACTGCCTACAAACTCCTCGAAGTCTTCAATGTCAATCTTGAATACATCACCGTTGTTCACATCGTGACAACGATAACGAGGTTTGCTTTCCTTTCGCCATATTTCTATTACCCTACATCGTGTAGTATCGTTCGGCACAAGGAAATCATAATAACTATTTAATGGATAACCAAAGCTTTCATACGCCATACCGAGCGCACCTTTGTCTCGTGCAGATTCGTATATCTTTCCTAACTGTGCAACATCCGCAGAATTTTTGGCAAAGCGTTCACACAATTGCTCAAAACTAATATCGTGTATTTCACCTAAACAACTAACATCCCAACCTCGGAAATCACGCATGTTGTTATCTATAAAGAAATTGTTAGGCTGTACATAGTCTGTCCAACAATCGAGTTTGTTTTCACGCCACCCATACCATTTGCGCTGCACAACAAAACCAGAGATAAGGAACTCCTCCATACAGCGGGCATTTATCTCTGTCATACGGTTTAATTGCATATTGCATTGTAAGACCGTTGACATGGTTTCTCCATATTTCTGTTCGTCACGGTCTCTGGCAGTACAAGTCGGTTCGCTTGCTTGACTACGGTATACGCCAAGCACAGCATTCACCATACGCTTGATGAGGTTGTTTTTAAGAGGTACGTTACCTTGTTTCTTAATATATTCTTCCTCGCTCATGCGCACACCATCTACGCATACATAGTCATCCCACTGTTTGCCGTATGTATACTTCTTGTTGCGTTCACGGTCTCTGCGGAATGTATCCATAGCACTCCAATACTGTTGTGCTTCATACAGAACATTATAAGCACGAGTATGCCCATCCAATATATTGGAACGGAGTACAGTGTCTGTTTCAGATATTGGCATTACCTTGCTTGCCCGATGTAATCTTTTCTTTGCCATTTAATTAGATGTTGGGATGATGCAAAGATAATTCTTCACATCATCCCTCATTGTTTATCTATTGCTACTTAGAGTTCTTGAGTTCATTGACCATTTCCTGTTGTACCTTAAACATTGCCTTAGTAAGCTGCTCTCTTTCTGTTGGAGACTTTGAGTTTAACCAAGCTTTTGTAATATCATTCATATCACTGTTATAGTCTTTCATTATCAAGTAGCGGTCGTATTCAGGAGTATTCTCTAACGCATCCATCTGTTCGTCAGCTTCATCCTCGTCTTGCTCTCTGAGTTTCTTTATAGCACTTAGTTTCGCAGCAGTTTCTTTGTATTCTGCTTTCCACTGTTCTAACTCTTCCTTATTAGACTTGTTCGCAGCAGCCTTAAAGTTTTCACTCGCTTTCTTATACACGGTCTCTTTTCGCTTACTGTCTTTATCTGCTATGGCTGCATCGCTATACATCCACCCAGTGAGTGGTGCACTGCGGTGTCGCTTGTACCGTGCAAAGCGTTCTGCTATTTGACTTGGTGTCATTTTACTTGCTTCAATACCACTTGCACTTAACTCATCAAAGTAAATCTTATCCAATTGACTTTGTGGACAGTTAAGAATACGTGCCATCAGTAATGCACATTCTCTTGAAGTCTGCGCATCATCACCACAATAATCCATAATAGCTACCATGGCATCTGTGATACTTTGTGGGTTTACACCAACTGCAGACTGAGTAAGGAGATTTATACAGTCGTTCAAAGCTTCCACATTATCCTTTGGGAATGTCTTTAAAATATCGCTCAAATCACTAACCAGCGGCATATCTTTCGTAACTGTTGACCAATTCCCTTCACCTTGAAGTGCCATATTACCAGCTTGACTAAGAACATCTCCACTCGTTAAACCCTCAAGGCTACCAAACAAGGCATGCGTTAGGGCATCATTGGTCATCTTACTCTTTTCATCGTCATCATCACCAAGAATAAGATAAGGAAGATAAGCTCCTAAGTTCCATGCAAATTGTAACAAGAAGCCAAATACCGCTATTCGTGCAAGGTTATGAAGTGGACCCTTACGGAGTTCTCCATGTGCTGCCTTTTTAGCCTGCTCTTCTGTCAGCCCCTCACGTTGCAATTGCTTAACCATAAATTCTTCTGCTCGCTGACGATAACCTGGTGTGAAAAGCTTTACTTCATTTCGGAATGCGTCATACTGTTGACGAGTATAGGACATTGACGAGTTTCTAAACACCGTGAATAAGACACTTAACCATGAGCGGTCTACCTGCATTGGGCTTAGGAATGCTCCCTCGCTTGATTGCTGTGTAGAGTTATAGAGAATTGTTGCGTCTTGCTTTGCACGCTTATCAGCAGTTGCTTCGTCAAATCCCCAACGCTTATACTTAGCATAACGTGACTGATACATAGCATGTGCACCCATTGCAACAGTGAGTGCATCAACAAAAGCATTAGGAGACATACCTATCATCGAAGCAATCTCTACTATACGACTACGCCACGCCTTCCAGTCCATATCACTCTTCATCAGACGAGGGTCACCTGCCATACGGCTCTGCCAACGCTTTTCGAATATAGGAAGATTCTTCATCGACCAATTCCATGCGTTAACAGGATTTACTACGTCTTTCGCCAAATGGACTAAACTCGCATCTGGTAGATATGCTGGGAAAGATAGGAACTGTTTCAATGCCGTGAAGACACGAAAACTTACCTTTGCAGCCGTAACACCTTTAGCTACATTGACAGCTGTCTTATCAAGTTCTGCTATTGGTGGACGATATGCACCTACTGCCATTTTACAGACACTACGGAAGTTCTTCCATAATGTAGCACCAGCACCGTATGCACTTGACATGTTCATCACTTGATTTCGAAAACGCTTGTAACTTAACATCGTATTGATATCACGTGTTAGTTCTGCAAAGGCTGCCCAATGCTCCATCTCCTGTAGATGGTCAGCTATTACATTGAAAGCATCAGCACCTGTGACATCTAATGGCTTGTTGTTACGTGTTCGCTTGATGATACCATTAGTTGTAGTGCCTGGTAAAACTATACCAGCATTATCATCCTCTGCAACATCTTCTTCTTTATCAAGAGCATTTTTCAGTATCTTCAATGGGAAATAATTGTCTATTGCTGCCATAGGAGCACCGAACATTCGCTTATGAACTTCGTTGTATTTATTCCTCTTATTAACAAGATACTCCTCCTGCAACCAGTCGGCAAGTTCCTTGAACTTAGGGTCAAGTATTTCTGTTATATGTTGTACATCTTGTTCTGTTATACCCATATAACGCAACTTCATCCTACCATCACTCATCTTGTCAACCATATAGATATACAACAAGTTCCCTTGTGTCAGTTCGTGCAGCTTACGTTCTCCGCCATCCCAGAACTCAACAGGGATTTTTCCCATCTTACGCTCTAAAGTAAACAGATCTGCCCACTTCATTTTCTTTCCATAGACTTCACTGACCTTTGCATCGAGTTCTTTCAAATCGTCACGATAACCCGTATACTCGTTTTCTGTTGCGTCTACCCAGCTACGCATGAATCTATTCCACAAGTAGCCCTCACCATTGACATTCTTCTTACCAAACATTCTAAGCATTTGGTCAAAAGTGCCAAGTGGTGCAAGAAGGAAACGTACAGCACTGTTATTCATCAGCTTTTGAACCTTGTTATCTTTATGATGTTCATCAGTGATACGACCTTCCATATCGCTATTGCAGTTATGATGAATATCATTGATACGCTTTTGCTCAGCCTCACGCCACTCTTTTGCACGCTTAGCACTTTCACCAAGCATGCCTCCAAACTCCGCTGCTATTGAAGAATAGGCTTCTGCACGGTCTATTTTATTTTGACGAATAGCTTCTTCAGTCGCATTAACATATTGCTTATAGGCTTCTGCATCAAGCTTGCCGGCATCTTTATCTTCTTTGGCAGTCTTGATACTTTCACGTAATGCTTTCTCCTCTGCTTTGCTCTCGGTGATTTCTTCTACATAGCGTCTTGCTATCTGAGCACCTGCATACTCTATGGCTGCATTGTCTGCGATTGTCTGGTCGTCACTTCCCATACGGCTCATAAGGTCAGGAATAAGAGTATTATCTATTTCCTCTTTAGGGAATGATGTATACTTACGTACTGTCTTAACAAGAATCTGACCTTGTGGGTCAAGATTACCCTGTACCTCAATTCCTCTATCATTCAATCGTGTACCACGCATTGTGAAAAGTTTACCCAGCATATTTGCACCACTATGTAACTGGTTATCCACCATAATATCCATGAGCTTCTGCACATGTCCACTGATATCTTCCTTGCCCACACCATTTCTAACAGCACTAAGTACTCGCTTGGTTTCGTAAACACTCAAATTATCAAGTAAACCTTTATCGAGTAACACCTGTGCAAGGTCGGTCATTGCTTTGGCTGTGCTGATATCGTATGAACGCTGGCGTGCCATAGCACTACGCAATTTTTGTAGATTGCCACCAATAGCTTTCATAGCCTCAACCTTTGCATTGAAGTCATCTTTATTGGCTGCGCTAATCTCTGCCTTCATACTGGTAATTGTTTCATCCAATCCCATTTCACCATCACGGAAACGACTAATATCCGTCTCATTGTAATTAGTCTTGTTTCGCATTAGTGCATCTTCGGCCGCATCCATTACAGTTGGTTTGCCACCATTGCGGAGATTCTTCCACGACTTATAGAGAATATAAGCCACATCCTTATCCGTCAGCTTAACACTCTTTGCAATCTTAAGACCTCGCAAGAATTTCTCAAGGAACTTCTGTACCTTTGCTTTTATCTTGCCCCAGAATGAGAGTTCCTCCGCACTCATCTTCTCAAAACCCTCGTCGCCGATACGACCTGCCATATCTGCCATATACTCCTCTGTGGCTTCCCTGCGCATCTGCTCACGCTTCTTATTAGCCTCCACCGTTGCCTCTGCACGAGAGAACACCCCCCTGCGACTTTCTGGACGGTCTGTTTCTGCATTCTTCTGTTGCGTAAGTCTGTCTACCTCGGCATCAAACAATTTACGTTCTGCTTTGTCGATAGCTGCACGGATAGGATTTGAAGCATGGTCGTACACTTCGTTAAGGAACTCATCAAATCGTTCCTCTCCGACCAATTTACGCAAACCCTTATGGCCTACTACCTCATGTACAGCTGTATTTGCAACATCAGCAACATCTACATTGTTTGGTAACAGGATAACGACCTCATCATTCTTGGCACTCCACCAACCCTTAGCTCTTTGCTGTCTGCGGCTCGGTAACTCTGCGATTTCCTCTGGGTCACTAACTACACGAATAGGTGTATTCAGCCTTTCAGATAAAATCTTGGCTTGCAATGCTTTTGCCTGTGGTGTAGTGTCTTGTGGGTCAATTTTGCCCTGTCGTGAAGTTTTTTCTTCTCCAATATTTGGATTTACAAAATCTTTCACTATCTTTGCAGTAGAAGAAAGCTTTGGATTATCTGCGGCTTCCGAGATATTTCTCTCGGAGAAGTACAGATAATTTAGGGCTTTTTCTTTATCTACATAGGCAAGATAGCCCTTGCTAATCCAGTCCACAATATTAGTGCTCCCTTTACCGAATACGGAAGAAACGATATTAAAATCTACATCGACACCGTTTTTGCCAAGAGTTACAGCAACCATTATATTTTTCTCTTGTGAACGAAGTTCTGTAAGTATCGTGCGATTGCCCTCACGCTGGTAGTTATTGAATACTGCGATAGGATTGGCAACAGCCTTTGGCAAGTCTTGCAACTCCTCAAGCGCAAAGCCATGCTTCTTCATCTTTTTGATAACCTTATTACCATACAGCTTCATCGGCTTATCTTCGACACCTGCCGACAGAAGAATTGATGACGGACTACCAAGATTGAAAATCTTAGTATCTGCGTTTTCCTCCGTCAATTCTGCCAGTTCTCTGTTGAACTGCTCATTCACTTCTTCATCAGGATTGCGCTTGCCATATTCAACGTCTTCCTCCATGGCACCTCTATCGTGTGCGCTATCATCAATATTGATAACATCCATGAGATATAAGCCACTATTAGAAAATGCGGTCTTAATCTTAAAGATAGATTTATTTGTGTCTCGTGTATCCTCTCCAAGTTCATAATTTCCATATAAGATAGCAGAGCGACCACCCATCTGATTGACATAAGAGATTATTTGCATAATATTCTTATGACTATCTACATCTGTTAACTTTGTCCATGGAAGGAATACGTTTCCTGTGACATGACCAGCTTGGTCAAGGATAATAAGACTCATTTTCTTGTGTTCGCCAAGACGATGACTACTAACATACTCTGCAATACTTTCTGGGCTTACAGCTCTGAAAGCGGACTCAGGGTTCCAGTCTTTTGCAAATACCTGCTGACTAAATTGATATACATTAATAGGGATATTATTATGTTCATCAGGCAAAGGGATATTTCCATCTTCAAGCCTTCCGTCTTCTGAGAACATACCAAATTTGCCGCTTGTGGTATTGATAATGATTGCTGGCATCACTTTCCCTCCAAAGATTTCCTTCATCTTCTTTTGCACATCCATATCTTGCTTACTTGCAGATATATTTCCACTTGGATGGTTGTGAACAAACAGCACCTTATCTGGATTAATAGCATCAGCAGCCACAATAGCTTGCTCGATAGGAGCTAAGGTTGTAGCGTATGCGCCAATAGAGAGGTGAAGGACTGTTGGGGTTCCATCTTTTATCAACACCATAAACGAGTTTTCGACAGATGATGTTTCAAGCTGTTTGAAGATATATGCAATATCCTCAATACTTTCAACATGCTCCTTTCCTGTAAAACTAAAACCGTTACTTTCTGTATATCTACGTTCCACGTGACAAGCCTCGCCCTCTTCTAAAGGACGTAGACGTAGACGTGTAAGGTCGTAGCCCACTTTTCTTACAGTCTCCTTGGCTTGGTGGTAAGACTCGCTTTCTACGTTTGAAAGTTGTTCGCTCTCTTTTCTACTTACATAATCCTCAATTGCATCAAGTTGAGCACGCAGCAAAGTACGTTCTGTCGTGTGATAACCACCATTGGACCAATTTTTTGCAACATTGATATATGAGCCGTACGCAGTATCTAATGAGGTCTTTTCGTCCTCAAGCGAGTTCATGTACCTCTCCACAGCTTCCTGAAACTCTTTGTTATGGCGACGGTCATATTCTTCCATGTAGAAGTTCCATTCTTTGCTATCGCCTTTAGCGATTTCCTTTAAGAGTTTGTCGTCTGTAAGTTTAGAAATTGCTTGATTCACATTCTTATTTGGTGAATCACTGAAATCTACTTCGCTAAACAAATTGCCCTCTATAAAACTTCTGATGGATGAAGAAACATTAAAGAGTGGCTCTTCTGCCGTAAGCTCACTAAAACTTCCATCTTCGTATTCAATGTTTGAAAGGTTAGAATTAGCATCAATGTTTTTATCCATCTCAGCATACTTCTTCTCCTTATCTTCCATTTCTTTCTTCATCGCTTCCGTGTACTCTACATACTTTGCCTTAGCTTCTTCAAGTTCACTCTCGAATTCGAAAGGTTTACCTTCTCTTGAAAGGATATGTTCTAAGTCTGAGCGGTAGTGTGCAATATTTTGTGTTGCTCGCTCTATACTCTCCTTGAAATCATTACCAGTAATAATATTATCAGTAATATCCTCAATTGCGTTACGCATCAACGCCCCCTTTACGGGTACATCTTCAAGTCCAAGTTCCTTTTGCGAATAGGTCATTGTACGAGTAGACTTTGCGAAGAGATTAATACCCTGAGAAGACATTTCTTTAGAAACCTCGGTATGAATAGCAAAGGTAAGTCCATCAATATCAACGTTAATGGTGCTGCCATAAGTAGCATTGGTTCCATTCTTAACCTTTTCGCTTTCTTCTTTAACCTTCTTGTTATGGTCTTTGAAGAAGTCCTCCATTCCTGCCACGCTATCATACTTATGTTTACCAACAATGATAGCTTTAAGTTTGCCATCAGGGTAGGTATTAGTCACAAGTGAAAGGTTCTTCTCGTTCTCTTCCTTTTGAAGCTGAGCATTTTTGATAAGCCCATTAAGACGTGGCTTAGCATTGTGAATATAGGTTTGGTCTGCTTCCCACTGACGTTTGCGACTTTCATACTTACGGACATTCTTCTCTGCCTGATTCTTTAACATGGCGTACTCGCTTCCTGAAAGCTGCGCAACAGTATCTCCGAAAGAGTCTTCTTCCTCTTCAAGAATACGATTCTCCATACTGTTTGCCATAAGCTGTTTACCTTTCATAATGCTATCGGCAATAGCACCCTTAGTCTTTAGTCTTTGATAAGCGGTAACATCAAGACTATCCTCTACTCCGAAACGAAGCACACGCACAGGCTTATTCATATCCTTATGAATATTTCCTTGTCGTAATATACGTCCATTGCGCTGTGTATAATCCATAGGCCTATTAGGCGCATCGATATGTATAAGTGTATGTAGACGCTCCTGTATATTCACACCTGTTCCGAGCGTAAATGTACTACCCATAATTACACGTACCTCACCACGATTAACCTTATCGAAGATTTCCAATTTTTTCTTAACGGTCATTCCCGACTTCATTACAACAATCTGTTTCTCTGGAACGTCCGACTCTATAAGTTTCCTTCTAATATCTTCGTAAAGATTAAAGCCACTCGCTTTATTCTGATAATTATCAGCAAACAAAGCAACAGTACCATTGTAAGAAGCTGTTTCTTTGAGAGAACGTAAAGTCTGACGTACAGCCTCATTGGTCTTACTATTAGGGTCGTCTTCTGCCGTTTCATCAACTAATCGTGCATCCACAGCAGCAGCTTTAGCTATACTATACATGGTAAGCGGAATATGAGAATTCTCTTTTTTCTCCTTACCACTCATCTTGTCGTATGCTTCAAGCTCTGCCTTAACGTACTTCATAATACCACGAAGTGCTGGTGTTTGAGGTAGATAAAGGTCTTGAGCCTTGCCACCTTCTATTTCTGGAATCTTGTCACTAACTCCGCCTGCATCCTTAGTACGAACAGTATCAGAGACGCTTGCCCAAATACGCACTAACTCTGGTAAATCAATATAGCCTGCAAAACGATTATTCTCCCTAAACTTTCCACTGGTAGTAAACTCAAGCATCTGCTGGATATTACCAAAGTTTCGCACAAAGTCGTCAAAGTAGTAGATACCATACTCTTTCATAGTTTCAGAAGGCATGAGATAACGCATGAACGTCCAAATCTCTGCTGCTGTATTACTAATAGGAGTACCAGTTGCAAAGATGACGTTACGTCCATGACTCTTTGATAACACGGCTTGTGCCTTTAAGAAAACACCCTGTGACTTTTTAGAATATGAGGGGTCAACACCCTTGACACCACGCTGCATAGCTGTAGCAAAACCAAGATGTTTATACTCGTGCGCTTCATCGATAAGCAGAGCATCAATTCCCATGTCATCGAAATTCTCTGTTTCATCCGTTCTACGCTCAAGCATCTCACGAGCCTTAACCTCCGTATTCTGTTTTGTAACGGCACGTTTCTTCTCTTCCTTTGCCGTTCGCTTCTCTGAAAGTGTATTGGTCAAATTTGCTAATTCTTCTTCCAGCTGCTCAACTTCTTTCTCCGCTTGACGAGTGATTAAATTACGACCTGACTTGTCTGCGTCTCTCATCTTTTCCAAGACGATCATCTTCTCTTCTATCTTATCCTGGATAAACGCCATCTGACGTTCTTCGCTATCAGGAATAAACTCAAAGGTTGATTGAGGAACGACAATCATATCCCAATCGTTGTAACGTATCTTCGCATAGAAATTCTTTCTTCCTTCTGCATTGCGGTCACTATCCTCAAGCGTAAGAATCTTCGCATTTGGATATAGCTCTTTCGCACTTGCAACAAACTGACCTACTGTAGCATTCTGCACTACAATCATAGGCTTACGTGCTGTGCCAAGTCTACGCATTTCCATTGCTGTAGAAATAAGCGTAAAGGTCTTACCAGTACCCACCTCATGTGCAAGCATTAACGGCTGCATTGTTCCACGTACAACGGCTTTCGCTTGATGTGGACGTAAGGTAATATTATGAGTAGCCCCTCCGAAATGTTCTGGGATGTATTCACTTGGGATATCGATAGGTACGTAATTATTGAAAAGGTCATTATACACCAGCTCTATCTTGTCAGACATTTCAGGGTTACTCTGCATCTTATTGCGTGCCCAGTCCTTAAACTCCTGTCTTATTTCGTCTATACGGCTTGAGCACGCTTGTGTCGCTTCCTTGTCTGTAATAGTTTCTGTCGTACCATTATAAAGTTTACGTGTCGTTGAAACTGTAATAGTCTTATTCTGGATAGCCGCTTCTATAAGTTCATGTCCCATAACATGTTTATCCAACAAGTCGCTATGTACGCCAAATGAACGATTCTTTTCATTGTTCGTCCAATGCGGCTCTTTCATAAACCATGTTCCACCTGCTGCTGTAAACTTAACATCAACATCTGTCTTGTCTTTGACATATTCCTCATAAAGTTCTGGTGCAATCCATGATGAGCCTAAGTTAAACTCTATAAGATGTGCAGGTATGCTATTAGGTACAACTTCTTTAAGAGCTTTAATATTACTGTTATACTCTCCATGCTCATTATTCTCCTCAGCTTGCTTCAACTTCTCTCTTACGTTGCCACTAAGATACTGATATGACACCTCAACCTGTTTGCTTACAGGATTCTCGAAACCTAATCCGCTTGCAATAATCTCACGCTTAACATCTTCCTCTGTTTTCCCAAGCTGATTACTGATATATGGGATATCTATTTTACCAAACTTGTAAACGCTCACCACAATACCATCCTTAACATTCTTAGGCTGTGGTTCCACACTCTTCTCAACAACACGCTTTTTAAAAATGTCTGTCTTGTGGAATGATTCTACACGATTACCGTTTTTATCAGCCTTTTCCTCATATTTTTCTAAGGAGAATACGTTTGGATAGTCAACATCATTGCGAAGAAAAGCTATAGAAGTATTCTTGTTGAGGCGTCCATATGTATCTACAAAAGAGTCGTATGCCTTATTCAGTTTGTCAAGTAAAGGCTGTAACCCCTCGTTACCCTCATTCTCTGTCTGATACTTTAATACATCATTAAGTGCCTGCTTAATTTCAGTATAAGCGTTAAAGCATTCTTCTTTTGTATGCCCCTTAACTTTATTCGTATTAAGATTAAGTGGTACTGCCTGGCCCAGTTGAGCCACACAGAGTTGGCCATCCTTATTTACAAGCATGCTTCCTTCTTTGACATCACTGCCAAGGTCTTCATACACATTCACTGGCTGCAGCTCTTGCTTTGTTGACACAGCCTCATCTTTCATGTTTGTAAAAGACTGAACAAAATCTGCCAACAACTTATCTTGCGCCTTATCATTAGTAGGGTAAAGACCCTTTGAAGTAGCACGATATTTGTCGCCATGCTCAAAAGCGAACTCCATCTTACCTGCCATCATTTCAGGGTGTTCAATGAAGTATTTGTTATAGTCCATCGAAAGATGTTTAACAACAGGAACCTCTACACCCTTGACACGTTTTGTTTCGCCAGTGTCAAATTCCACCGAACGCTCACCTGTAACAGTGCTTACATCTATTGCATTTGGCGAGACTTGACCATTAACACGCTTGCGAATGACAATAATATCTGATGTAACACCAGTACCACCAAATGTTTTATTATTCAATCGGAAAGCACCAACAACGTCTGCATTACCTTCACTTACCAGCCAATCACGAAGTTTCTGTGAACTATCAAGGGTGCCATTTGAAGATATAAAGATACCGATACCACCCTCACGCAGTTTACGTACGTTCTTTGCAATACAGAAGTCATGAATGTTATGGAACTTCTTAGAAAGGTCACCATCTCCTGTTGTGTCGTTTACTCGAAGACCTGTAACAAAAGGAACATTGGTAATCGCAAGGTCTACACTTCCATTCGGAACTCGTGTCTGTTCAAAGCCTTGTATATTAACGTTAGCCTCAGGGTAAAGTAAAGAAAGAATATTGCCAGACGTTCCGTCTATCTCCACTGCTTGAATATGACTATTATCGCTTATATCCATTGGCATAAGACCAAGAATATTACCGATACCTGCAGAGCCTTCAAGAATATTGCCACCCTTAAAGCCCAACTGCTTAGCAATGTCCCACAATGTGTCTATAACGTACGCTGGTGTGTAATAAGCACTATTCGCGCTCATCACGGCTTGTTCGTAACCCTCTGCGCCTAACAAAGTCTGTAGGCGAGCAGGAATAGAATCTTTACTCCAGCTATATGAAGCTTGATTAAAGGCTTTGCCTAAACCTCCCCATCCACTAAACTTACGGAGAACAGACATTTGCTCGGGAGTTGCTTTTTCGCCACTCTCGACAAGTTCATTTGCCAACTCAATAGCTTTGATATTGGCTTCAATACGTGCATCAACAGATGTAGGCGCATAGTCTACACCACGCTCAGCATGATTATTAGAAACGTTTAGTCTCGATAAGCGTCCAGAGGGTCGTTCAGTGCTGCTGCGTTCTTCTGCATTTCTGCTCTGTACTCGCTTATCTCCTTGGCGCTCAGACCTGCGTTCTTCAATATCTCTGTCCAGTTGTCTGTTGTCAACTGTCCTGCGCTCAGAAGATTCTCGTTGCGAAACTCCATCATCGCTCTTTCTATTCTCTCTTCGAGTTCTTGGGTTATCTTCATTGTCTTTGCTGTCTAAATCATTATTACCGAACAAATCGCCAAACAAGTCACCTACTGTTGACTCTCGATTCAAAGATACAGAATTATTCTTTGAATTGTTCTTTTTTGTTGGCTTTTCTTTCTCTGTACTTACTTTTTCTTCTTTTGTCGGGATTACTTCTTCTGATTTTGTTACAGGAGAGAGTTCTTCCCAATTAGTAACCTCATACATGACAGGTGCTAAACCTGTGTCAAGTATTGGTCTGTTATTATCAGACCTGTCGATGTCATAAAGAGTTGCTTCCTTGCCCTTATACATCACCTTGTCACCAATATTGAAGCCGTGCAAATCAGGGACTATTTTCTCCTGCCACCCCTCTTTATTAAGCGTCTTTGCAAGATGTCTCCACTCTTCAATAGAAACCTGCCCATTTAGCTTAATAGCAACCTTGTAAGGGGAGGTAAAATGCCCAACTTTAATTTCTGCGCCAGTTTCGTCATTAACAAATGTCTTTCCAAAGATACCCTCTATATCCTCCACAGAAGTAAACCTACCTTCGAGTCCATTAGGTGTATGAGTATCGTTTGCAGTTCCATCTTTGTCGTTAATAGCTACTCTGTAACCAGCACGTATCAATTTTGGAAGATAGGTATCAAGTGCATGGTATGGGAAACCAACCATATTAACACCATCATTCCTTTTGGTAAGAACAATACCAAGTGTCTTAGACAAGTCTTTTGCATCATCTTGGTACGTCTCGTAGAAATCCCCAACACGAAGCAAGATTTTTGTATCTGGGTGCTTCTCTTTTAAAGCATTATATTGAGCAAGCAACTTGTTATTGGTTGGTTGTTCTATAACAGGCTGAGAATTCTCCTCAGTCAAATCCCTTTGGGGTTCTGTCTTCTGTACTTCATTAGCATTTGCCTTTGTACCATCAGAGAACGTATAGTATTCCGTCTTTCCATCTGAATCATGGAATGCCGCTAATATATGCTTATAAGCACCATGTTTCAAAGAATAGACTTGCTCACCACCATGAAACTCTTCCACATCTTCTCCATCCTTTAAGATAGAACGAGCACGGTCAATTAGAGCATCTATAATTAAGTCGAGATTCTTCTTGTTTTCCTCTTTACTCAAAGACTTATCTCCTGTCACATACTCCAATAAGGTTTTCACTTTTGGATCTGCATAGTTAGTGAAATGGTCTATGACATATCCAGGCAACTCATTGGCAAGATAATCTCTGATAACCTCTTCTGAATTTCCTGTAGCAGGATTTATGATTTGTTGTATAGCCTTGTCCTTGGCAATAGAGTTTAGATGCTCTGCTAAATAGGATTTTATATCAGGATTTGACTTATCACGTACTTCTGTACTGTCTGTTATTCGCCTTATACCATCAAGTAGTTCATTGTATGCTATTTCAGAACTTACAAAGTTGTTTCTACCATATCTCTCTTGACCGCTCGCATTAGGCTTTTCAAGACGATACATGATGCTTCCAACTTCAAGATTATCTCCTTGGGTAAGGCTACCCTTTGCATCATTAGCCTTTAAGTTGATATAGATACTCAAGTCCTTTCCTTCTCCCAGTGGTAGATGAATAGTAATTTCACCACCAATAGGTGCAATGTTTGCAACAGCCAATGGTTTACTCTTACGCTTACCATTCTTGCCTGGTACTGTGTGGGTTGCTTCATACATGTCTACACCAAGGTCGTTGGCTATGCGCTTTGCTAAAGTGATAGCATCCTTAACGGCTTTCTTCTCTGCATTACGCATATAGACGTATGCTTCGTTGAAGTCTTTCTCTACCTTATCAGCTTCATAGTAACCAAGAAGTGCCAACTGATTATTAACCTTTTCAAGCGCAGCTTCTACTTCCTCCGTAGCTTTTCTTACTTCTGTGTCAGTTGTTGCTCTTTTTGCAACAGTTCTTGCTTTGCTTGCAACAGTTCCTGCTTCTTCTGTAATAGCTGTTGTATTTGCGTCTGCTTGTTTCTCATCTTCTTTTCTTTTTTCATTACGTTCTGTTCTAACTTCTTGCTCTGTCTGCTTAGAAATCTTTGCTGCTTTCTGTTCGGCAACAACCATTTCAGCTTGCTTCAATACGTCTGGAGTAGGCTTATCGAAATTCTGTACATCAAACCTTGCTACTTCATCGCTTGGCGTGAACCCCACACTCTCATAGCCTGGCTCCCAACGAATACCCTCATAGAAAGATTTCAACCATGGACGAATTTTATCTCCGATGAGGCTAACCATCTTATTAGCGTAGTCAGAAAACTTAACCATACCATTATCAACGAGTACCTGCGTTACGCTAAGACCTGCGGCTTTAATCTTCTTACGCTGCTCCTTGGTAAGTTCGTCATCATCACGGAAGAGAATACCTACATCCCCCTCATCGTCTGACACGCCTAATAAACTGCGTAAGTCTTTAAGTGCATCGTTGAAATCCTCCTTACTGACATCTCCGTTAAAGTCAAGCCCACTGTCTTTAGGATTGTACACCTTAGTATCTACATCTTGGATAGCAGTATCTTCAACAGAAACAGTGTTAGATGGTTTCTTCTCCTGTTTTTTGTGAGTAGCTGGTGCTACAGCATTGCGGTAATCCTGCACTGTGAGTGGCTGTTCATCAGCTACTGCAACCTCATCAGACATCATATCGCCTAACTGCTTTGCAGCTTCCTCGCTACGCACCATATATCCTCCTTGTTCACGGTCGTACCAACCTCTTGGAGTACGTCTACCCTCTGCCAATGGCTCGCTAATGAAAGTCTTTGCAGCAGCTTTCTCTTCTTTGCTCAACTCATGATTGAACTTGACGAGATACATATCACTCGTCTTACCCTTCTTGTTAGTATATTGGGTAGGAGTAATTGTGTATTTCTCGGAACTTTCAGCAGGCTTCATGTCCTCGTGCATAATTTCTTCTGAATTATGCGCATAATTTTCACCTGATTGTGTGTGTTCTGTTTCAAAGCCAACCCCCATTTCTGACTTTACACTCTTATATTCAGCAAATGGTTTCGTCTTGCGGACAGAACTATCAACCCATTTCTTGAACTCCTCACGGCTTACCTCGGTGACAGTACCAACTTTCCAACCATCTTCGTATTGGTCACGGTATGCTTGTACAGCTTCTTCCATTGAGTTAAAGCCATACATTACCTTATGTTCGTCGAAGCCACCTGTTTGCTGGTCGATTTGGTCTACCACATATACATTTCCTGCTGTAGGGTTATCAGATAGATAAACATCGATATGGTCTCCGTCTGTTCCTTTCGTACCACGGATATAACCATAGTCGTGTTTCATCGTGATGCTCCATTCCTTACCGTTTGCATCCTTACCGCTACGAGTACTTCCCTTGGGATTTTCAAGTGCGATGTCGAAACCATCCACTTTGATATGACCCTTACGATAGTTACCTGCTTCTTTCTGCGCTTCGGTTGGATTAGTTTCCGTCTGTTCACGCTGTGCCTGAACTTCATCAGGTGTAGACGTTGTGCCAATAGGAGTAGTTTCTACTGGTACTGGTTGAGGCTGTCCACTGCTCGTTTCAACAGACGCAGCTTGTTCAGCTGTATCGTTTCCTCCACTTTGTTCGGTAGCTGCTGCTTCGGCAGCTCTCCGCTTACGCTCTGCGATGGCTGCATCGACAAGGGCTTGTTGTTCTTTTGGTGTTGCATTGATAAAATGTTTGTTTATATCTGTAAGAATTTCCTCCTTGCTTCTAAGGTCACCGCTGAATATGTCAAGCTGTCCGTTGGCTGCGGTTTCTCCCTCGGCATTATAAGTTGCAAGTACCTTGCGCAGGTCGCTCGGCTTTGTGCTGTTGAGAATGTCAGCAAGTAACAGAGTAGTTGCATCCGTTATACGCTTATCTCCAAGTTCGTCGTCAAACAATCCTTGCTGGCGACCGAATGGTGACACAGGCATACCCTCCTTGTAAGTGTCGGGGTCTGCCTGCTTTGCCCTTGCTACAAGGTCTACAGCATTTGAGAGTTCCTCGCTAAGGTCGTAACCATTAGCAAGAGTACGGTTGTGTGCAATCTCACTGAGAGCCATCACAATAGACTGCTTAATTCCTGGCTGTGCAATAATCTGTCGTACTGCATCAGGGTTACTCTGGAACACTTTACCAATGAGGGTGTTTTCCAACAACTCACGTCCTGCAGCACTAAGAGCATCACCTGTACGTAGTTCTGGCAGTTGCTTGTCATTGACAACACCAGCCTTAACAAGTTCCATGATAGCACCATTAGCGTCTTTCTCATTTGCATAGAAATCAGACAGACGGTCATACTGTGCGAGTAAATGTACAATATTGCCAAATGTATTATCAGGAACAACCTTGCCGAGTTTTACCGCAGCTTCTGGCTTACTCTGTGACTTCATTTCCTGTGCATTGAAGCGTGCGAATGTAGCAGCATCGTATGGTAATGCTTCATCAGGAACGAAATGTACACGAGGGTGCTGCATACTTTGAACCTGCTCTGCTGTAAGTCCATACTTCTGTGGGAACTCACGCAAGTAGTCTATATATGCTCCGTCTGTTCCTTGTTGTGCAGCAAGCTCACCAGCTATATTGCGTCCGTTACCACTTAGTGTAATACCGTTATTATCTACAACAGTAACAGATTGCAACGCCCTACTATCGTAGTTATCAGCTATGCTACGTGATATTTTACGTGCATCTTCATCACGCTCGTAATCTCTATCGTTCACGCTCTGTCCGTTTTCATCGATAGGGAATCCCTCTGTTGGCTTGTATGCGTTATTCACATCATGACTTGCCGTAGCTGCTCCAGCTTCTGTAAGCACATAATGACCACGCAACTTACTACCATCAGGTAGAGTTATAACATCAGCATTTCCTACAACCTTAGGAGCAGCGTCCCACTTCTCCTTTATCTTCGGATTAACGGCATGTGCACCGATAGCCTCTTGTTCGGCTTTCTTCTCAGCCTCAACACGCTTCTGTTCTGCAAGTTCTGCCACAGCCTTTTCACGTGCAATGCGGTCAGCCTCTGCACGCTCTGCATTGATACGATTGAGTTCTGCCTGCTTGCGTGCTTTATTCACGTTGGAAATCTGCAACCACTTATCAAGTCGTGCTTCTGCATCTGCCTGTATCTGCCTTGCATCTGCCTTATCAGCTTTGAACTTTGCCATATCTGCACTTGGCTTTACCTTGCTGACAGCTTTCTTCGCATTGTCAACATCCTTGGTAAGCTGTGCCACCATGCTTTCTACATATTCCTGTGCGTCGTCAGCGTCTTCCATGTACTCTACTACACCATCCCATGCGGTTTCGGGGTCAGTTTGTTCAAGCAATGGTTCTCCATTATCACCTTTTGGAATACGGTTTAAGGCTGATGGCTCCTGGACATCAGTTTCATTCTGTGGTAAATTTACCTCACTTTCTATGCTGTTTTGCGGTATATTCCCACTTTGTGGTAAATTTACCTCATTTTCATTCTGTACATCAAGATTCGTTTCCTCAACGGCATCATCTTGCTGTATAGCTTGTGGCTGACCATTTTCTTCCTGTTCAGGCATTTCTTCTGTTTCAGATACTTCTGTTTCAGCCTCATTACCTAATATAGCCTGTTGCTCTGCATTGATAGCTTCGTCTACAGCTTTCAACTCCATACTTGGGTCTACAGGTTCATCTACCTTATAGATTTGCTCAGGAGAAATGAATTTCAATTCACCAGTTTCTGCATCACATACAACGACACTCTCTGATGAATGATGTATATCTACTGCAGAACCATCGGGGAACATAGTTACATTTCCACTGACGATATAAACCTGTTTGTCATCAACTTTCAATGTTGCAGGGTGTATCATGCCACTCTGCTTGTTGGTGCGTTGAGCAATCTTGTGCTCGGCTTCTGCACGTTTATTCTCACTGTTTTCATTGGCTGCCTCTGTAAGTCCATCCATTGCAGCCTTGGAGTTGACAAAGTATGCTACAGCGTCCTGTTGCTCTGGTGTAAGCGACTGGTCATTCATCACTTCCCAAGGGTCTTCTTCAAGCTGGGCAATACGCATTTCTGCATCATCAGCAAACACTCGTTCGATTTCATCGTATGCCTCACGATAACGAAGTACGATAGCATCTGTATCGGAATTATCACCCTCTGTGTCTGCAACATTAAAGGCTTCTTTACCCTCATCGTATGCTTGCTGACGCTCTTCTATACGCTGCATGTATTCTGTATCAGCTTGCATGTCTACGGTCTGTCCGTCTTCCGTCTTCTCCTGCTCTGGAAATAAAGACTTAATATAGGTATCAACAAGTCCTTTCTCCTCTTCTGTGCGGTCTTTCGGCATTTTACGGAGTGTTGCATCTACATCAAGCCCTGTTTCCTTATTGAGTTTTGCACGAATTGCTTCTGGACGGTTAGCATCTGCAATATCACGATTACGCTCTATAGCTGCATCAATAGCCTTTGCTTGGTCTATGAGTTCTTGAGGCATATCCTCCTGTCCACTCTTCACCTTTCGGTAATTCTGCAAGACTGTCTCCAAATCTGCATCAGGCGCAACTTCCTTGATAGCTGTCTCCACAACAAGCATATTTGAAGCTGTTTCCTTATATTTCTCACCGACATCTACAGAGTTAAGTTCTGACTGACGCATAATTTTATCAATCTCACCTTGTGCTGCTTTCTCATTGGTGAATTGACGAGAGGTCACAACGTCTCCTTGTGCACTCATACTCTTTACTACGATGTCTCCATCCTCTGTCTTATCCGTAGTGTACCCTGTAATGGTTGACATAGGTAACATACGACCTGTAAGGATGTAGTATGCTTTTGCACGAGTAGCTTCGCTCACCCCCTTATCATTCATCAATCGCTTCATGGCTTCGTAGCCGTCGAATGTGTCGGGGGTAAGATTTTCGTAATCATCTACAACCTCTTTGCTGACCTCATGACTCTTAGGGTTGGTATACTTCCGTTTCTGTGCATCACGAAATAGCATAAACAAGTCCATATAACCATTGTTACGTAACTCGTAAAACTCTTCACTCGTAAATCCTGCATCAGAAGGTGATGCTTCCATCTGTTTATTCAGACGTTCCTTAAAACTAAAACCATATCTCTTACCATCTGTGCGTAATGCGTCTAACACACGTGGCGCACTCTTAATGGCATGGCTTACCTTGAAACCAAGCATCATTCCCATATTGTCTGTCCAGATATCGAATGCGTCACCTTGACCGCTAATCCATTCTGGAATAGAGAATACTGTACCCTCTGCAAGCGTACTGACAGCAGTTTCACCTGCACGTAATGCAACCTTACCAACTGTGCTTGTCGTTGCTTTTACTGCCTTGTCTGCAAAGTTGCCAATGATAGGCGACAATGTACCAGTTGCTGCACCGAGTAACAATCCGTGTCCTGTTGATTTCAATATTTCACCAACTGAGAAGCCCTCAGATTTTCCTGTTTCAGGATTTACAACACCACCAACCTGCACCTGTTCCTCAATTCCTTTCAGTGTATTGAATGTAGCAAAGTTAGCCGCACCACCAGCAACGCCCTGTGCTACACGTCCTGCAAGTGTACCAGCTGCATATCTGCTTGCAACATCTGTAGCAACCTTGCCTACTGCTTTCTCTGTGGCTTTTTCTGCAGCCTTGTTTAGCATCGCTTTGCCTGCAACACCAAGTGCTTTCTTACCGACGAATCCGCCTACTCCTCCAGATACGTATGTAATAGGGTCAAGTGCCATGTTCGCCACTGTCCCCATAATATTCATTGCCTTATGCTGACTGCCGAATTGCGCCATTGCATCACGCTCGGCAACCTCAAGACCATGTGAGCCTGTCCTTGATGAAGCAGCAAACTCTGCAGCTGCTTTACTTGAGATAAGGGGCTGGTCTGCTACTTTACGCAGTAAGAACTCTAAATTAGACTTCGGTAGGCGTTCCTGCACAGCATGACTATATACATTATTGTATATCTGCCCCATCAGTGCATCTTTAGCAGCTGCAACAGCGCTCTTGCCTTTAGCCTCCTTTGGGTGCTTGGAAAAGTATGCTGTGTATTCTCTCAATCTATCGTTACGATAGTCCTTTGGCAATCTGCTGTATATTGTATTAGCCATCTTATCAAAGTCAAATGCCTTGTGACGCTTTTCTTGATAAGATAGCTCGTCGTTGAAATTCCTATCATGCCCTGCAAGTGGTGCTCCTGCAGAGTTTGAGGCTTCTGCAAGTGTTGCAAGATTGAAACCTGATGAGGCTTTACTTTGTAGCTCCTCCTGTGCTTGCTTGTCTATACCTTCAGCTTCTTTCCATACACTATCCAGCACATCACGGATAGGATGCTCCTTATCCAATTGATGCTGCTTAGCAACATCTTCTGGGTTGTCTGGATTCAATCCGTTGTCCGACATTCGAGAAAGGAATCCTTGCTGCACACGGAACTCATGACTTGCCAAGTCCGCTGTTGCCTTATGAGTAGTCTGTTCACCCTGTGGAGTAAGATATGTTTGTTCCATCTTACCAGTCTGTGGGTTGTACTCAATGTTTCCTTTCTTTGTCTGACCATACGCACCCTGCGCCTTCTGATACTTGCCTATGTTCTTAATTTTTTGCATGGCACGCTGCGTGTTAGCCTTTGTCTGTGCTGTCAAGCCTTGTGCCCATCCAATTGCAGCCGCTTTTTGTGCAGCTGTCATAGGCTTACCCTGAGGCTTCTGAACCTGTTGTGGTCTTACAGGCTGCACTGGTGCGGGTTTTGTAGGTTGTACAGTATGCTGTGGAGTGCCAGTAGTGGTCGACGTAGTAGGCTTCTGTGCTGCTGGTTTTACAGGCTCACTACCAATAGCCATTGAAGTCGTACTATTTACAGGAGTAAAAAGTGACTTATAGAAGCTGTCGTAACTATCAGGTACATCATAATTGTTCTTTTTCAGAGACTCGTGTAGGGCACGTCGACTTTGAGCACCAGATTGACCTGATTCTGTTAATGTGCGTTCAAAACTTTCATAGTTATCAGGCACATCATAATTGTTACTTTTTAATGAAATATATAGTTTGCGTAAAGGCTTATCTTGCATTTCCATATAGATAGTTATATTGTATTATTGTTACTTCCACTTCACACCTGTACTCTTCTTCTGTGGTGGCTTTTGTGAATAGCCTCCACCACTTGAAGTCTTTGTAGAGATTTTACTTGTAGTGCGACCACGTGCCTTTGACGTTGTCGTTGTCTTTTCGGTCTTATTTTCCTCCTTAAATGTTCCATGCTGCTTAGCGTAAGCATCTGCGGCATCTTTCGTTCGAAACTTATGTTCTCTTCCTTTAGAGTCATACGCAGAGAACTCACTGACATTACTACGGTCACTTGCTCTTGCAGCTGCATAATGGGCTACTGCTCCTGCACGTTGATTGGCTGCCTTTGCACCACTTTCTACAGCCTGTGCTCCTCTCAAGTTAGCAGTAGCTTTATTAACAGTTTGCTTTGTCTGCTCTGTGTTTCCTCGCTCCTGCTCTGTCTTGAGTTTCGCTTTTTGTATTGCATCAGCATTATCAGCCTCAGCCTTTTTCGTTTTAGCAACACTATCAGCTGCGTCCGCTTTAGCAGTCTGCTCACGCTTTTTGTCTGGCTGTAGGTCTGAAAGCCACTGGTGTTCCTCCTGTTCTCTATTGGCTTTCTCTCGTGCGAGTCTAAGTTTTTCAGCCTGTGCCTCCATTTCTCTAACTGTCTTGGCTCTGTCATTCTCAAGGTCGCCAATTCTCAATGAGTAATTGAGGTACTTATCCCTGTTAGCCTCTCGCTCTGCTTTCAGTTTCTCCTGTCGTGCATCCACTTTCGCCAATTGGCTTTCATCGGGATTATACATATTAGGAGCGTACTGTGAAGTAAAGTAGAGATTAGACAGGGCTCTTATGCCATCACCTACAGCAGCTATAACACGCTTCGATTTCTCTCTCTTCTCCCTTTTCTTGCGCTGCTCCTCGGTTTCGTTTGCACTGGCATAGTCTGCCTGTGCTTTCTTCAAGATGTCTATTTGATTATCGTAACCAATGAGGTCCGCCTTATGATTATCTGGAGTTGGTGATGATACAGTTGGTGATACAGTTGGTGATACAGTTGAGGCTGGTGTAGTAGATGCGGTATTATCTTGCACATTGGTAGGTGCTTCCGTTTCTTGCTTAACTGTAGTCTGCTCACTCGACTGACTACCTGGGGCCCCTTGCAATGACCTGTCTATAGCTGGAGGTATTTTACCTTGAGGAGCTGTAGCAGGCTTTACTTCGTCATATCCTATTTTCGTCATAACTTTTCGTATATCTTACATTGAGCTTCCAATACTAGATGCCGCAGATGCTACACCCTGTGCAGCTTGACTGATTGCGTCTGCTTTCTTCTGTTCTAAGGCATTCAGTTGGTTCTGAATATTAGTGTCGTTTTGCTGGTAAGTTTGCTCAATCTGGTCTTTACGTGCATCAGCATTAACAGCTATCTGACTTGTAGCGTCTGCTAAAGCCTGCGAGTTCGCAGCTTTAGTTGCCGCTACACTTTCCTCTGTACCACCCATCACGGCAGCTGCTCCCTGTGCTGCTCTGTTGCGGTTTCGAAAAGCCTCCTCTGTTTTTGTGAGGATACGCTGTGCGTCTGCCCTCTGTGTTGCATCCTCATTATATCGTTGGTCATACCAATCCTGATTCTTCTTTCTCTGTGCTTCGAGGTTAGCTTTCATCTTCTTGATAGCTTTTGAAGCACTGATGCCGCCAAAGATAGAGGCAGCTGCTCCAACGCCTGCTCCAATAATACTTCCTAACATATCTGAAAAGTTTATGTTACAATACTTATAATTTGCGTGCTAAGTTATTATACTATATTTGCACTCATATTTTAAGTATTGTCGCACATGAAAGGAAAGAAGACAGGAGGGCGTGTGAAAGGCACGCCAAATAAAGATAATCCACTAAAAGGCTTCATAAGAGCTCACTCCGAGAAATATTTCACGGAGCCTGTTGAGAATGGTCTGACGCAGTTTGAACTCGACCAGATGAGTTTAACTGCTGATGACCGTGTGAGTGCTGAACTTCGACTGCTTGAATTTCATCAAGCGAAACTCAAAGCCGTCGATGCAAATATCAACACGCATAATGTATCGCTCACCATTGAGGATAAATTGCGTGAACTTTGCGAAGAAGAAGATGGTGAATAACGTCTAATTCTTCTACTTGTAGAAGTGCTATAATTTAATTTTCGCTTAGGGTTTCATAGTTAATTTAAGGTTAGAAGATTGTTTGAGGCGTTCTGTACGTGAGTATGGGACGCCTTTTTGTGTACCAAAGTTCAACCAAACGTGAACCAAAGTTCAACCAAACGTGAACCAAACGCCAACCAAAAGGGTAGCAAAATCTTCCATTTTTCATAGCCTGTATGTTAAATTCATTAACATTTAACCAAAAAGCAACCAAACGCCAACCAAAAAGCAACCAAACGCCAACCAAAAGGGTAGCAAACGCCAACCAAACGCCAACCAAAGTGTATTTTTCGGGGAAGCAAAAGTCAAGCTCGCACGCGCGCGTAATGGAATAAGGAATATTATATTATTTATTCGTTACACTCATAAATAACATAATAATGGAATATATTAAACGACGACACGTGTGTACATGTGCGTGAGAGATTTTTATTTTTTTAATTCATTAACATTTAGCGAGATGGCATGAAAAACCGACTTGCTATTTGCAAATCGGTTATGAGAAAAATTCAGAAGCCTTTTCCCTTTGTGCGTTCGTACACCGCTTCACGGTCGGTATCCACATTTTTTATCCGAAACTGTACTGCGCAGCGCAATGGGATAGTGTCAGGCAGCTGTGGCACGAGGCGAGATATTACCTCGTCGATATTTGAAAAACCAATATCCGAGACCTCTGCAAGCATCTGTCCTCTGAAATATGCTCTTGCGTATATCATGTATTTGGGTGCAATTCTGAATGTATCGGTCTTCGGTTCATCAACACCATGCGCACATCCTTGCTTGCTCTTAGCAGTAGAAAAGAAAATAAAATCAATCACTTTCCTGTTAAGTTCCCAGGCAGGAGAGAAATCCAACTTGATATATCCTCTCGTTACAGCATGCCCATTGCTGTGGTTCATTGCAAATGCCACCTCGTCAATGGTTGCTCCACAGTCATTCTGTGCCACAGTGCCCCATGTATGTCGAAAAGTATAAGCAGAAAACCACTCTTCTTTCGGCATGCCCATACTCTCACACACTTTGCGAAGCCCTGTATTAACATTTGCATTGAAACTGTCACTTGTTGTCATGCGAGAATGGAAGTTGAACAGGTATGGGTCATTCTCATCAGCCTTGTATTTCTCAAACAAAGGCAGAAGAATAGGCTCAACACGCATTTCAATGTAAGCCTCATCACGTCTTATCTTGCGTGTCTTCGCCCTGCGATAACAGATGCGTCCATCCTGATAGTCTTCTTTCCTCAACTCGTAGAGGTCTACAGTATTAATACCAGCAAGGCATAGTATCATTTTAGCAACATCACGTCCAAACTCTGGCAAAGGGCTTTTCATTTTGCTTTCAGGGAGTGGAGCAGAGAAAAACTCACGACACATTTCTGGGCTGATGGCAAGTTTTTCCGTTCTGTCTGCAGCTGGTATCTTCACTTTTGTCCATGGGTTAGTCTTGATACGGATAAGTCCATT